TCAAAATTTGTATTGCCATTCTGGAGCTAAGATTATAAACTCACAACTTCCGTCATTTCTTGTTGAATCGTCAGAAGTCCAAACATCGAAATAAGTTGTTGAAAGAGCCATAATAGTACCCTTTACTGGTGAATTAGAGTTGTTATACACAGTTCCATATCCAGTTAGCATTACCCTATATCCAGAGGGTATATTGGAACTCGAAAATGAAACCCTATATTTACCCTCTGCTTGTCGTGACACCGAAAGAATGGAAGTGATAGACTTTCCATCCCACCAAGTTCCGCTTATCGAAGCTCCTGAATTAGTTCCACTAATCCTGCCTATTGCCAGTATAAGAGGATGTCTGCCTTTTGCTCCAGAGTTAACAAAATCAGTCCATGCGAAACGGCTTGTTATTTCCCATCTTCCTTTTCTTACCGTTGATGTTGATCCGGGCAATTCAAAACAAGTCATTTCTACTATTTCTTGAGGTCTTACTAAGGCGTAATAATCAAGAACGCTACTTGAAAATCCTGCCTCTGCTGTAAAACTATATACTCCAATTTGGTAATTGCCTTGACCATATTCTCCACTGTTGTACAGTCGGCACACTTTACCAATATCATCCATATCTTGCCCCATAGATATAGTTTTTAAGCTTGTTGTCGCTGGAAGATAGAATATATTCACATCAGAGAAAACACCAGACCAGCCAGTAGATAACTGCATTGTTCCCTGCAAACGTACTTCTCCGTTCACACCGTCCAGATATACACTACCATTCTGCGCTTCCAGTCGGTTGTTCCTGAATACCCATCCTGCTATGTTGGCATTTTCAGCCAGAAGCAAGTTGGTAGCCACGCTCTCGAATTGCGCACCGAAAGGATTCCACTTGCTTGTATTGGTAGGCACGACACCCGAAAAAGTTCCTGCATCAATACGGGCGATATAGAAAATACCGTTGTACTTCACTACATCAAGCCTGTACTTTGTACCATAGTAGGTTTTGGAACTGCTGTATGTGCCTTGATATACCGCTGCCGGGCTTTCTCCTTGATCGCCTTTTTCACCCGGATCACCAGTTTCTCCCTTTCCACCTGTTACACAGATAGCCGCTGTAGTGGTAGAAGTGCCGTTGGTATAGGTAATAACGGATCTCGTCCAGATATACCAGCCATCTTTCCAAGTAGGTCTGGTGGTACTCCATGAGCCGCCAGTTTGCGAAGTAGGGCTACTGGATAGGTAGTATTGTTCCACAATGGATTTCACACCCACGCCAGTAGAGCCAGTTGCACCCTTGCCGCCAGTGATACAAACAGCCTTAGTGTATTCGGTAGATCCATCGGTAAGCACGGTTTTTGTCCTTGACCAGATATATTTCCCATCTTCCCACGCTGGAGCGGTGGTTTGCCATCCGCTTGTTGGTGCTGTAGTGTTAGAAGAGCTTTTGGCATACTCCACATCAACGGCGTTTATACCTACACCATCCTTTCCATCGTAAGGATTGATACGGAAAGGGGTACACCAGTTCTGTACCAGTTTGTCGCTTGCTCCGCTCTTATCCTTGCCTATATCGGTTGCCGATAATGCACCATCATAAAGCCTTATGTTGTCATAGAACACGGAAGAGCCAAACATATTATCATCGTACATGGAAAAGCCTACCACCTCTTCATTTATGCTGCCTGTCTGCACCAGAGATCCATTAATGAATATAGATACAGTTCTGTCATTGAAACGCAAGGCAACATGAAACCAAGTGTTCTTTGACACGGTTATACTCTTCTCCACATAGTCCCTGCCATTGTAGCCGTTCAGCATCCACCGTATGAGCGTCTGATCCGTTTTCATCCAAAGACAGAGCGTGAAACTTTGACCAAACGGAAGATCCCAATTAATCTGACACTCCGCATTGTCGCTAAGATCAACGGCATATCGGCTACCGTCTTGCACAACGGAAGCACCATTCTTCAACGCTCCAGATATGCCATGCCCGGTAATATCCAGAAGCGTAGTTTCCCCTTGCTGTACGGGAATATCAAACACTTTCTTATCCGATAGCCCGGATTTCTTAGCCATCGTACACCACAAGTATTCCAGTGTGCCAACGGTCGGCATTGTCGTACTCCACCCAGACGGATTTCCAGCATCAGCATCCAGAGCCGGAGGTGCAACCGTTGATCCGTTTTTGGCATACCTATACTCATAGTATTCTCCTGTTGTCGCATCGCTTCCAGCCGCACCGCTTTCACCCTTGATCAAACTCCAAGTGTAATCAGTGGGGTTGTCGCTGTCTTTCTGTATGAAGTCCACATATTGCCCAATGTATGCGCCCGGCTCTTCACCGTTGTTTGCAGTGAACGACAAGCCCCCGTTATCGCTGTACTTGATATGCAGATAAGAAGTCTTTCCATCCTCACCATTTATGCCCGGCAATCCGTCCTCACCATTGAAGCCCTTGAATCTTGCCCATGTGTATTTTTTCGGATCGTTGCTATCAGCTTGCGTATAGTCCACATAAGTACCTATGTAGTCAGACGGAGTTTCGGTCATTTGTGAGGCACTGGTTGGATTTTGCACGGAGGAGTATTTGATATGGAAATAGCTTGTCTTTCCATCTGCACCCGGAACACCCGGCAAACCATCATCACCCTTAAACTTGCTCCAAACATAATCTTTCGGATTTGTGCTTTCTGTAGCCGTTTCCTTGTTGGTGGCAATACCTATGTACTTCGTTGAATCTTTCGGTTGCTGGTACATCGGGTTTCCATCTGCATTGTCAGAGTAGGCAATCCAAGTATAGAGCGTTTTACCATCTTCGCCCGGCTCTCCCGGCACACCGTCTTTGCCCATAATGTCAGACCACTTGTAATCCTTTGGATCGTTGCTTTCGGTCGCTGTTTCCTTGTTATATGCAAAACCTATGAAGCCTTTTCCAGTAGGGTTGTCAGAGATACCGTTTCCGTTTTCATCATCGGCATACCTTATCCATGTATATGTGGTTTTTCCGGGTAATCCGTCTTTACCGGGTAAACCATCATCGCCTTTCTGTCCCTGCTGTCCTTTGGCTACAACTTCCCAATAAGTCGTATTGGTTGGCTTAACTCCCTTTGTTGGATTGGGGTATATGTATCGGTAGGTGCAAGTTTCCACACCGTTGCTGTAGCTAACCTCATCGCCTTTGTAGTACACATAATCATCACGGTATGCACCACGATACACACCGATAAACGAAACATCGCCCGAATCACTAAGCAAGCGTACATTATGCAAGGTAAGCTGTTTCAGTGCCGTTACATTCCAATCTATAGAACTGGTGGCATCGCCTATCCTGAATTTGTTACCGTCCAAATCCAAATAGCACTCTCCATCACTGGTTACAATAGTTCCCGTTGTGATAGTCTTTCCGTTGATACGGGTAAATCCGTAAGTGGTTACAAAGTCACGGAAATTATCATCAGGATATAATGAGCTTATGATACCTATCTGGAAATAGTAGTTGTTTGGATCTTCTGTAGGCTCAAACTTGTATGGTGTCTGCGTAACTACAAACACGCCATTCGATCCAGTCTTGCTACATTTGGCAAACACATAGTAACCGCCCTGTTCGGATAGCGTAACGCTCAATTCGCTCAAATTCCATTGCTTAATGGTGGTTTCATCTATTGTCAAGTGTGCCAATATGCCGGAAGAAGCATCAAACCTGTTGGCATTACCGTTTACATTGGCTTGCATCACCACACCGATCAGAACAAACTGCTGGCTCTTCGATCCAACGGTAAGCATATTGGTGTCAATAGAATTAGGTCGTATGTTTTCTGGATCAAAATACCCGTCTGTGTCATACACCATATTCCTTAGCTCTTCTGTTGTACGCCATCCCCTGCGTGCCTTGCTCAAATCTTTCAGTCGGTTTGCTTCTATGATCTTGTTATGCTCAATCACATCTATAACCGTCTGTTGGCTTATGGATATGGTGGTAGTGTCGGATAGGGTAAGGCTGTAATCGTGATCCACAAGTAAGTTACGGCTTATCTTCTGGATTCTTATGCTCTTCTCCACACCGAAACGCACATCTTTTACTGGCACATAGTCCCCAACCTTAAAGACGCTGGTTTCGCTATCATCCGGCAAGTTTTCCAGAAAATAGGAACGGTCAAAGGTCAGAGCATACTGCACTCTGGACTGTGTACGTGGCTTGAAATCATCATACCCGGCATACCACAGATCTTCTTCTGCATTATCCTCATAGGACTTTGGCAGATTTATATCCGTGATCTTGTAGGTATTTCCAACCTCAACACGGAAAGCCTCGCTATCAGTAGTTGGTATTGTAAGCCCTCGTTTATCTGTGAAAGGTATTAGGGTGAATTGCTTTTTAGCGTGATCATATCCACCATCAGCCTTAACCTCAAACTGTTGCCCGGCAAGCCTACCAGTAATGAAAGTGATCTTTGCCGTAACTCCATTGATAAGATACTTCGTACCGTTATCGTCCTTTTCGTTAAGGTCGAAGTCCATAGTATCATCAACGAATGAGTTTATATCATCCTCCACAATAGCCGTTACCACTCCTGTACGCTTCGGATATATATCATCATATTGTGCGCCATCCTCTTCACTCCCTATTTCCTGTGCCAGTTCCGCATCCTCAATATAACGCTTATTATCATCATCAATGCCTATCATTTCACTGTTTGCCGGGATAACCGTACCGTCAGCCAACGTATGCTCATTCTTATTCATACGCTTAGGGTAAGGCAGTTGCAAGCGTTCTGAATAGTTTCTGTAATCGCTCCGTATGTTTGTTGTGCCACCCTCCACCCAAAGACGGGTTATAATGGCTTTATCATCCACATTTTGATCTTTGAGCGTGTACAATCCACCGCCTTTCCCCCACTCGAAATAATCGCTTCCGTTAGGTGGAACTACCTTTGTACCGAACTTTCCGATATGGATCGTGCGCACACCGTTGTTTTGGGTGATACGGAACTCCAGCTTGAAATTATCCTTGCTACATAGCGACTGCAACACCTGTAGGCAGTTCTGCCGTGAAAATGATATAGTACGTGGCTCTGTGTCAGGGCAGTTCTCTTCATCAAATGCCCATAGCCCCGGATAATCACGGTTCATGTTGTATATGATCACCTTGACGAAATCCCGAATTGAATAGGTAAGATCAAAAGTCATGGAAGTAGATTTTCCGCTTTCATCTGTATTCCTGTATTGGGCTTTCATAAGTTCATACATCACCCCATAGAATACCACATCATACCGGTAGTATCTATCCGTTTTCATTTCACGGGAAACACGTGTGCGGAACGTGTATTCTTCACCGCCTACTATGATTTTATCGCCTTTATCGAAAGACAGCAATTCAGTGGAGATAATAGACAACTGTATGTTATCATCCCCCATCAGAGATATGTTCTGCGTTGCCGATTTTACGGTGCAGAACGGATCTCTGCTGAATAGCTGTATAGTACCCCCTTTTCGCTTGATTACTTCAATTTCTCCCATATCACGATCGCATTAGTGGAAAATTCCTCTATATCCTCAATTACACCGCTAACAATAATGTCGTATTCCCCGGCTTCTTCGTAGGTATGTTCCAAAGCAACATCTTCCCCATGCACATTAAATGTATGGCTTCCATCGCCCCAATACACGTTAAGGAACTTCGTGCTTGTAACGGTTATGGTTGCTTTGCTGTTGGCATTCCCAATATGCCGCAAAACCCTCTTCACTGGCTCACATTCAACCAGCTTCAACGAGAATGTACCAACCATAATATCGTTGTTGTATGTTCCCCAAGTCTTATCCACATCTACATCATCAGGTACATACACTTCATATACCAACGGTTTTGCCTTTCCGTCATACTCGCATTTCAGGCGCACTGTACCCTCCTTGTCGAATTGTTCCATGAAGAGATTAACCCAGTTTACAAACTCCGATCTGCTGGAAGCCTCTATAAAGCAATCAAGCGTGATCGTTCGCTCTTTGTACCGTGGTCGCTTCAAGTCAATAACCTTTCCGTGGTAGTTATCCCAATCCACTTCCAAACTTTCTTTCCTTTCCAGCCTGCCAAGAAGCCCAGAAGAAGCGGAAACATACACGCCAAATTCTTTTATGTTCTTTCCGTCTATGTAGTATTCCACATCTGTATTTGCCTGTAGCTTCATTACCTCCGTAGGTGTCTTTGCCACATTGAATAAACGCAACTCATCAATGAGTGATTGAGTACCGTTAAGGCTTTCATCATTCAATGATAGACCTTTCGGAGTTCCAGATATGGTTTCTTTGAATATACGGCTTGTGTTCTGGTAAACCTCGAAAGTGTTGCCGGACTTCACAAAGGCAAAGAAATACCAGTTCTTAGGCATTACGTTCACCCATTGCTCCAGATAATTATCCACACCGTCAAAGTTCAAGAGCCAGCCAAGTTTGCTTGTTGCCGGGTACACATAGCAAGACAATGTGAAATCGTCACTGAAAGGGATAGCCTTTTCTGTCTGGCACTCACCAGCACCATTCATAGACAAAGATTTTCCGCTCTTCGCTATTTTGGAGAATGTAGCACCATCAGAAAGCGTTGCATCAGCCCTGCTTAATGAAAAATCGTATGCTTTACTGCCGTCTGGATCGTCAAATGGCAAATAGAGGATTAAATTATTGTCTATCATATCAATAAGTATTTTTATTTGTTCGTATTATTTTTACCTTTCCACCAACTGTTTCAACGGTTGCATTACCGTACACATTAACCAGTACCTCCGCATCACCGCCAGCCACAGCGATAGCAAGGTATGAGTTATCGAATATGTCAATGGTTACAATAGCATGATCGCCAACATTCACAGAGGCTTTGGAGTTGTGACGGATATAGATGTTTGAAACAGCAAACCCGTCATACTCCAGCATCGCTTTGCAGTCCCCGTTCAGCACTACATCTTTCCTGTTTCTCTCCACCACCTCATCATCCACATACACACCGTAAGCCTCACACTTTCCTTTGAAGTTCCTGCGTATGAAGTCCAGTGTTGGATAGTCATTCTTTATGCAGAAGTCTATCCCTCGTATATACAATCCAGCAAGGGAATCCACACCCAAATCTGGTTTGAGTTTCATTTGCCACAAGCGGCACAATCCCTTAGCTATTCCATCCTGTTTGATTTGATGCACCAGTTCCATAATTACGATATTCCTTGTGATAGTAATGAGTTGTCTTTGTTCTCAATCCTTTTCAGGGTTTCTTTAATCTCTGTCAGTTCATCCGCACTTACCTTTGTGTTCTGCGCTATTTGAGCCTGATAGATAATGTTCTGCTTCATAATGGCTATCTGGTCGCTCTGGTTGATCACAAAGGCATTCAACCGCCCGGCAATCACACCGCCTGTTTCCTCGCTCATAGAAGTAACAGCACCAGTAAGGGGATCGGATTCCTCTTCTTCTTCCGTCTGATCCTTGATCCAGTCACCTACACCCTCCAGAGCCATATTGAACTTATCCGCACCCTCCTTAACCATTTCCTCAAACCGTTTCTTTTCATAGTCGGAAAGTACACCGTCTTGCATAGCTTCACCAAGATAAAGCACGGCATCATTAATGGCTTTTGCAAGGAACTGGCGTTTCAGAGCTTCCACAACCGCATTTTTCAGCGTTTCTTTCGTCACTTCGCCCAATGCTTTTGCGGCATCCTCACCTTGACAATAGGCATCTACCAGCGCATCGGCAAAATCATCTATGGCGGTTTGTACATCAGTTCCGGCAAGCGTTTCAAGCATATCACGCTCCAGATCCTCAATCTGCGTGTCAATGTCCTTAATGGCTTCTTCCCATTCGGCAATCTTATTGTTGTCGGTGTCCTTTTTATCCTTTTCGGCTTGTATCTGCTGTTTAATGAGTTCCTGTTGTTCCCGGAGATTCTGTTTCTGCAATTCGTAGATCTCAAACATATCTCCGTTGTTTTGTTCTTTCTCCAGAGCGTTTTTGAGTTCCTTTATCTGCTTTGTCAGTTGGGCATATTTTACGAAATTCCAACTTTGTAGAGCGACTACCTTTTGTTGCTCCAAAGCGGCTATTTCATCTTCAATACCTTGTAACCTTTGTTGATGTGCCGCCCTTTCCTCATCGCTGTACACCCAGAAAGTCTGATCGTAGGAGTGTTGCAGTCTATCAAAGGCATTGGATAGCGCATCCACTTCCATTTGTATGTTCTGTATTCTTTCCTCCAGTTCATCATCATTGTTAAACAGCCCGGCAATCCACTGGATAGCCTGTAAAGCAATGGATATGGCGGCAAGGATAACAGAGCCTTTTTCTGCCGTTGCTATGGCTGCTGACATGGCTATACCAGCGGTGGCAACACCCTGTATCATCGCAATAGTGGACTTTCCTGTTTCACCCAGTAAATCGCCCAGAACATCGCAACTGTTGATCGCATCATTTACGAAGTTGAAACAGCCCTCGGTTGCATCCGCAAGGTTGCTCCAGTCCGTCTTTATCTGCTTTGAAGTTTTCTTTGATCCGTCCTGCTGTTTCTTGAATACCTGTGTAAGTGAATTTCCAAGAGCCTTAAATGGGTTCACATCAAGTATCTTCTTCTTTGCCTCATCCAGTTTATCCAGAACTGCGCTAAGGTCTGCCGGATTCAGTTTCAGGTCGGCTGTATTCATCTTATCCTGAATATCCTTAACCAGCTTATCTATTTGCTCAACGGTCAAAGCATCCAAGTCGGTAAACAGATTGCGCCAACTTTCGCTCTGCATGAGGAAAGAAGCGTTTAAGGCAGAAAGAGCCTCATTCTCGCCCTCATTCAGTTTTGCCAGTATCTCTTCATTGTTTTGCGCAATGGCTTGTGAGCGCAACATCGCATACTCATCCTGAATGGCTTTCTTTTGTTCCTCATAACTCCGATAGTTGGTAAGGATCTTTTCCTGTATCTCCTTATCGGCTTCCGCCTGCTTCTCCGATACGAATAGGCTTGCTTCTGCTTGCTCATCAGCACCGACAAGCCCAGTACTTCCATTTGCCAGCCTTTCTTTGGCATCTGCTATGGCTTGCACCTTTTCGGCAAGCGTGGTGGCTTGTGATATGGCTTCCGTCACACTTTCCTTGAAAAGATCCATTGCGGACTTTGCGCCCGTGATCTCATCGTATTGCATATTCAGGGAAATAAGGTGGTTTCCCTCGCCCTCTGTCAATGTTCCGGCTTGCTTCTTCTGGTTCATTTCCGCAATCTGGTTTTCCAGATATTGTTTGAATGAAGCACCGCCTTTCAGCAAGTTTGCAAACTGTGTGTTCGCCACATCTTCGCCCAGATTCCTTACCCAGCGGAAATACAACTCATACTGCTGTTTCTTGTAGGCAATTTCACCGTCAAACAGCTTGTTTTGTTCTCTCTGGTAGCTGGTATTCTCAATGCTTCTTCTCTCATCGAATCCCTCTTGCTCCGTTGCAGTCAATCCGCCTTTTCCGGCTGCTTTACGGGCTTTCTCCAGTTCCCTTTCCTCACGGTCTATGCGATCCAGATTCTCTTTATGCTGTAAGTCCAACAAGGCTTTCCGTTTCTCATACCCATCTTCCATGATAGAGATCCGTGCCTCTTCCAGCTTGCGATCCGCTTCCAGTTGCTTATCTCTCAAAGGATCTGCATTATTAGCCTGTTTGGTGGAAGTCTTTGGCAACCTCGCTTCAAGTCCGTTTATGGTTTTAGTCAGTTCCTTGTATTTGGCACTGTTGATAACCACATTGGAACGCTCTTCTTTTAGCTGCTTGATACGCTCGTTTATGCCCGATTCCGTGTTAAGGTTGGCAGTCTTGGTGTCCCTTGCGCCCGTTAGCTCATCCATCAGCTTTTTAAGGCTCTGTAGTTCCGTTGTGTCCGCCTCAACCTTGACTTTCTTTGCATTGAGCGTATCAATTTGTGTTTGGGTTTCCTGTATCTCCTTATCAAGCTCTTCAAAGGACATACTTACATAGTCCACGCTGTCAGTTACTGGCGTGGCATCCTTTGGGGCAAAATAGGCACTAAGGCTATTATCAACTTGGTTAATAGCCTCGTTCATTTCCTTAGCCTTGTTGATCTGTGAGGTAAGGTAGGATTCAACTATACCCTTGAATCCTGCTATCTCCGCATCGGTGGCTTTTGTCGCTGCCTTTGTGGAGTTCAATATGCTTGCTACTACATCATTGTATTGCTTGGTGAAAGCATCCCCGGACATGGAAGCCAGTAATTTTGCGTTATCCTCAATCTGGCTTCTTATGGCTTCCTGTACAGCACCTCCCATGTTCCGTATGTTTTCAGAGGCTTCATATATCGGCACTTCGTATGAATCTCCACCAGTGCTACGGTTCGTTACCGTCCTTGTCTTTCCAGTGTCATAGCTTGCATTCCCCAGATTCTTTATGAAGTTTGCATAGTTTTCATCCGACTTCTCCAGATATTCCTGTAGTTCCTGCTCGACATACTTAGCCTTGATTTTTTCGGCTGTAGTCTGCTGGATTGCGGCTGTCAGTTCTGCATACTTCAATTTTTGCTCATCAATGGTGGCATTCTCATCCAGCAAGGTTTTGTTATACTCCTTGCAAATCGCATTCACCTTGCGAATGGCATCACCATGCGTTTTTGTACCTTTCTCTGTGTTGCGGAGAATGGCAAACAGCAAATCCAGATTATCAATCTGCTTTTTGGTGGTGTCCTGAAATTCTCCCATTGCATCGGTGGCTTCCTCTTCGGAGCTTTTGAACAACGTGAGCGCACTAACCAGCATCCCAACCAGTGAAAGAATCCACCCGATAGGATTGCTCTTCATGGAAGCCCAAAGAGCTTTCATTGCAAGGGTGGCTTTCTTCGTGATTGATGTTAGTGCAGTCGTAACAGCACCTTGTGTTGTCTTTGCCGCTGTGTCCGCTACAGAAGCGGCTGTAGCCTGTTTTGTGGCTGTAGCCTCCAACTGCTTGCGTTTGGTGTATAAGTCCGTTTGAGCGGCTAATGCGGCTTTTCTGGCGGCACTCTGGTTGTCCTGTGCTGCCTCCAGTTTCTTTTCAGCCGTTGCAATTCTGGTGGCATCCCCGGCTTGCCTTGCCCAATACAATTCATACCGTGCCATTTCGGTTGCTTGCATGGCAGAAACAGCCGTTTGTTTGGCGGATTCCATCTTTTGTGCTGCCGCCTTGACATCGGTACGCATAGCCTCCAGAGTGGCGGCATTGTTCCTTTGCTTCGCTGCCACTTCTTGCTCCAGAGCGGCACGATATACGGCACTCTTAGCCGATAGGTCGGTTTTGCTAAGTGCCTCCCTTTGCTCAACCGTCAATACAGAGGTAGCCACTGCCTCATAATTGGCAGAGGAAGTGGTAAGGTTAAGGTTTGATAAGTATTCCTGCTGTTGGGCTGTCAATAACTGCTGTATGGTGGCAATGCGGAGTTTCTTTACCAGATTGGCTTGCTCTTCCGCTGTAAGTTCCTTTTGCAAGGCGGCAACATGAGCCTGTTGTGCGGCTGTCATAGCCTTTGTTTGGGCTGCTGTTTGTCCCGTTATGTTGGCTTCCGCTTTCAGTAGAGCGATCTTTGCCTGCTTAACGGTATTGTCTATCATGGCAACACCCGTGTAGCCCTTTGTTGCAAGGGTATTCAGCACGATTGCCGCTTTATAGCTTCCGTAAGCAATGGTAACAGCCTGTACGATACGGATAATCTGATCCATATTCTCCACAAGGTCTATCGCACCCTGAATAGCCCCAGTGAACAAATCCTGATTATCCTGTCCGATCTTGTTGAGCGCACTATCCCAAGCATCGCCCAAGTTGGAAAGCATACCAGTAAGCGACTTACTTTGCTCTTGCATGAGGTTGAAATAAATACCGCCCTCACTGGTCATGTTCTTAAATGCCTTTTCAACTTCCGGGAATCCAACTTTTCCCTCCGTTACCAGCTTGTTCAGTTCTTGCCTGTCTGCGTTAAGCACCTTGCCCAACTCTTCATAGATAGGAATACCACGCCCGGCAAACTGGCGAATATCCACCGTGTATGCCCTGCCTTGCGATCTCAATGTGCCATACAGATAGATAAGATCACCAAGTGGCGCACTCACACCAGAAGCCACGTTTCCAAGCATCACGATCTCATCTACCACGCTTTCCACATTCGAGCCGAAAGCAAGCATCTGTTTTGCGCCTTGCGCTATGCTGGTAAGGTCAAACGGAGTTCTGGCGGCTGTATCTACCAGTTGCGACATAAGCACCTGTGATTTTTCGGTACTTCTCAACATGGTATTGAAAGCCAGTTCAAGTTGCTGGAACTGCCCACGCACTTGCACTATGCTTTGCACAAGGCTCATCATTCCTTGCCCAACAAGGTAGGAAACAATATATCTCGCTCCGTTTTGCGCAAAGGTCAGAAACGATTGCTCCATGCGGTTTGCTTCCAGCACGGCATTATCAGAAGCGTTTTTGATATAACGCCCCATCGCTTCGCTTGATACCTTGAAATCATCTATATCAAGAGTGGCTTTGAATGCTAATGCTCCACCTATATTTTCCATACTAAATTAAACCTTTGACATAGTTCTTAATATCTTCTTTCGTTTTGAGTTCCCTATGGATAACCTTGCCTCCCTGCGGTGGTTTCGGAAACCCGTTCTCATCCGTTTCTGTTTTCGGCATCGGCTTAGTCTTTGCCATATCCGCCAACATGATCTCTACATTCATCCAAGAGATACCCCAGAGCAAGTAATCATAGCTCCAGCCGAATAGTTTCAGCAATTCCGCACGATTACCCCACGGGCTGTTTAGCCCTGTTACTCTATCATATCCGCTCTGCTCTTCGGTTTCGTTGTCCCTACTTCCCGTATTGATATGATAGAGGACGTAAAACCCCCGGCATTCATCATCTGGCTTATCACATCGGCAAGCTGCTTCAAGCGTGGTACGGTCAGATGCTCAATGAAGAAGTCACGGAGTATCTTTGTCTGTTTGCTTACGGGATTGGTGATTGAGCCGTTGTTGATTACTGCAACTGCGGCTATCTCTGCCATGAGGGAAATGTACTTGAAATACTTCTTAGCCTCTTGCGTGGGCTGTTCCTGTATCTTTTCCTCATTGAGTTCTATTTGTAGGTACAGTTTCCTCAAATAGTCAATAGTACCCAGATAGAGCGGCTTTATATGGAACTGGCGCATATACACCTCAACCATCTTTCCCTTATCGGTGTCCGGCAATTCCATCACAGAAACATTCCAATCTTTCGGAATCCGCCTGTCATGCCATACCTTGACATGGTTAGGGAAATGTTTGTTCCACCAGCGTACCCACTTAGGAGGCTTTACCGGGTTAATCTTCAAAGGCACGGAGAATTTAACTCCCATCTGAATTAGTGCCTGTATTGCTTGCTCTTCTATTTCAAGCTGTTGTTCTCTTGTTAGTTCTTTGGGCTTCTCTTCCATATACGTTGCTGTTAAAAAGAAAGCCCCCTACGTTGTTTGCAGGAGGCTTTCCTGTTACATTTAAGCATCAGGATTACGCTTTAGTCGGGTCGGTCATTGCCTCATCAACCTGTAACTCCGCTTGATACTGGATAGTCAGAGGAACAAGGCAGATACCCGTCTTTGAGTAAGTAATCTCAAACTTCGGAATGATACGGACATTGGCGCATCCAACGAAAATACCCTCTTCGGGCTGCTGCCAAATCGCCCATTCTTTGTAAGGCAACTTCTTCGGTCGTGTCCATTTCCTTGATCCTTTCTGCCCAGAGATAGTACCACCGAAGTATCTTGAAAGCAATTCCAGATCAGGATCCATCAGAGAAAGGTTTACCGTTGTTTCGGTTTCGCCTACCTGTGTAAGTTTCCTGTTGGAAGTTTCAGACTTATGTACGGTGGTTTCCGGGTCGGAATCCACAAGCTGACAAGTGTCCTGATACACATCGCCAAGATCTTTCCAAGCCGTACCTTTTGCTGGCATAGTGCCATCTTCTTGTGCATCGGCTACATAGATCTTCTTTAAGCCCATTGCTGTATATACTGGCATAGTCGTAAAAATTTATTGGTTCAACTTCTTTTCTCTAACTGTAATCTCCAAAGCGATAGAAACGAAGTGTTCGTTATGTTCCGGCTCTTTGATAGGGGGATTGATCAAACCGATATTCCAGTTGTAACCGCTCCCTTTCTCGTAGTGGTTCTGAAGCACTGCAATCACTTGTTTCCTTATCGCTATCAGTCTTTGGTAGTCTATCCTGTACACGGGTGGATTCTTGCGTTTGCTCGCTATGTCCGGCACATGAATGTTTACGTTGATTTGCCCGAAACGCACGGATTCCTCACCGTCTATCGCATGGGGTACTATAATCACATCTTCTTTGCTGTAGTCGTTACGCTCGTAGTCAATGCTGCCTGTAATCATGGTTTTTACCTCACTTTCCATCAACATTTGATACACCCGTACCGCTATTTCTTCCGTTGTAATCATAACACACCTCCGAATAATTCATTTGCCTTTGCCTTAGCTTTAGCCATAAGCGTATTCATGGCGGCTGGAAAATCCTTTTTGGCTTTCAATTCCGCTGGCAGAATCACATTGTACCCCTTAGCCTCAACGTAGGCTGCGTAATTCATTCCGGCTACTATAATGAGAGAGAAAGCATCCGGCAAGCTGTTAGCCATCTGCATAGCCACATTAAGGCTTGCTTTAGCCCCCTCATTGTTAGGCTGGTTTTCCTCACTAAAGTATTCCAGTTTCTTGTTACGCACTATCGCATAGGATATTGAGTTTGTGAGGTTTCCCGTCCTGTCGGTATAGCTGTGCTTCTCCTTAGCGTACTTCACAAGGCTTTCGCCAAGAAACTTCAAAAGGTAGAGTGTAGCGTTTTCAAGCCTTACTTGAAACGCTGCCACCGCCTTTGAAATGACACTGCTATGATTGTTGGTCGGAACTATCCCCATATCTCAATGTATCTTCTGTTAAGGTTATCCACGCCTTGAATCTCGAAAACTGACACTTTGCCATCCTCGCTTGTTATCTGTACTGGCGTTGCTATATCCAGCGTACCTTTGAAGCACTTCGGTATAAGTACATCGTAGGTATAAGAGAACATTTGCCCGTCTGTACCGATTTTCTGTTTGGCTGGCACGAAAGTTTCTATCTGGCACTCACAACCGTCCATCCAGTCGCCCGTTTGAGGCTCTGAAACAATAAACCCGGTATTCGGATCTATTTGCTCATCCTGAATTTCCTTGTATTTGAAAGTACCGTTATATCTCATGGCTACCACATATTAGATCCGTCCGTGATAGACGGGACTTCGACAAACTCCGAGGCATCCAGACCGTTTTCACTGCAAATAGCCTTGATACGCTTCTTTAGCTCATCCACGCTGTACCCTTGTGAGGATTTGCCCATGCTGTCACTTGTGAGGACAACCATTTTCTTTAGCACCTTGATAGCGGCAATGGCAATAGGTTTCCTATCCGTTTCCGCATTGTATTCGGCATCAGAATTGCCCACATTCGCATCAGCAAGAGCCTTTTTCAGCGCAAGAGGACTTGGCGTATATGGTTCAAGCTCACCGATCAGAGCATCGTATTTTGTCAAATTACCCATCTTAGACCTCCTTGTTAAGTATTTCAGAGAGTGAAGCGGCTTGCTCTTCCGTCAGTTCCTCCAGCTTCTTAGAAACACCTTTTACCCCGGCATTCTTGGCGGCTGGATTACCGATTTCTTCAAGTGCTGCTTTCACCTCATCAAGTCCGTATTCTTTCTGTTGGAATGAGATTGTTTCAGGCTTCTTCTCATCAGCCTTTTCATCATTCCCATCATCAACAGAAGTAATCTCACACATACCACGCTTCACAAGGTCGTTTACCCTGCTTAGGTCGTTTGTGGTAAGAAGATCGCCAGACTTGTAAATAGTCTGGTGATCATTCTTATCTCTGAAAGGCTTTAATACTACCAGTTTCATAGTTTAGCCCTCCATAAGAGCATCAATGCCCTCAAACTCCTGCTTGGTGCAATACATACGCTCGTTTCCGTTGGCATCTGCCGGGATCGTCTTTTCGGAAATGCCCCTTACCTGCATACAGATAATGGCATTAATATCCGTAATAATAGGCAGCAAGCGTCCAGATCCTTGCGTAACTTCACCTGCCACCTGACCAGTGGATTCACCAGTACGCCACTTGGCGATACGGATTCCGTTACCAGCGTTCATGTAGTCCACATCGTCCTCTTCCATGAGTTCGCTGTCCTCAATAGACGGCTGGATTTCACCGATAACTCCGGCTGGCTTGATACAGATAAAGTTGTGATTCCACGGCTCAACAGATCCACGCTTTCCGTCTTTGTCCTGTCCCATCTTACGGGTGACAACCGTAATGTTCGGGATTTCGTTTTCACCCAAAAGGCTTTCAAGTTGGGTTTTGGTGACGGTCTGCGCCTGTTTGTCGTTTCCATGCACCAGCAAGCGTGTGGTCTGATCCATACGCAACCAGTAGTAGAGATCCTGCGACATCAGGATTTCGCCCGGCTCAATTCCCCTTTGGCGAAGATCGGCACAAATGGCAGCAAGCATCAGAACGGGGCTTAACTTGCCTGCCTTAGTGTTTGCCGTAGTCCAGTTGAAAGCCGAAACGAGCTTGTTAGCCTCATCCATGTTGTAGTCGATCTCAAACTCCCTACCACCCGGATTGTTGATAGCTGGTTTGAACTGTGCAACACCCCAGTTGGAGAATGCCATAAGCGCAATGAAGTCCATGACATCTTTGCAGCCCAGATAGGCATCCTGCACATCCGCTTTGAGCGTCTTTTCGATCTCCCTAACCTTTTGAGCCTCCGAAAGACGGGGATTCTCGTACACTTCCATCAGCTTGCGATAGGTACGGGCTGGCATAAAGAACTTGTGACCCACACGGGGTATCTCCTTAGTCCAAATATCGAAGCCGTCAGAGCGTCTTTGAGGGGTAGGTGATTCATCAGCAAGCAGCGTAGCCATGAAGCGCAACCGATACTTGCCCATAATTCCCTCCGCTGTCAGCGACATTTGAGGGGTATTGTAGGTGAACCAGTTATCGGAGTACATCTTCTGGAACAAGGCTACTTCCCTTTCAGAAGCCTTATCGAAAGCCTTGCGCCACGTTGCCAGAAAGTCAATGGGTCTGCCATCCTTGTACAGACCTTTGAATTTTGAATAAATTGATTTCATGCGTTATCCTCCTTTCTTTAGAATGATTGAGTGAGTTTAACGTGCGGATTGGCTTTCAGGAACTTTCCTGTAGTGTCTTTCTGGCTTGCCGGGATAGGCGGAACACGCCTTTCATACATTGCGTATTGCATTGTATCTGCCGAAACATCAATGCCAGTTTCAAACTCGCTTACCTCCACATCGTAGATAGTTACAGCGTTAGCCTCACCGATTTCAGCGGCATTGGAAGATTTATCCACTACCTCCACCAGTACATCATCCTTAGCAAGCCCGGTGATTTCTTTGGAAAGCGTGACAATGTAGTTTTCGTTCTTAGCCTCAATCTTGGAGATAGAAACAGCATCGGCAAAAGTGCCAGAAATAGCACCAGCCTTAGCCACCTTATCGCCAACAGCGAAGCAAGGAGCAAAAAACTCATCCACCAGCAAGCGAACGATCTTCTTATCATCGCCATCCACCTCCACCACCTTAGCGGTTTTCACCACGCTAACGAGCCGGGTTTGCTCATCGTAGATTGCAAGAGTTCCAGCCGGGATAGTGTCGCCAACATTGAAACGCTGTTTGGTGACATCCAGATTGAAACCGCCTTGCACAATAGAGGGACTACCCGTAAATATCGGGCGTTCCCCTGTAAATGAGTGCTTTTTCCTTTTCATTGCGATTTTATTTAACAGTGATTGATTCCAGCAAGCTATCAGCAGCTTCATCTATCTGTTTTTCGCTTGCCGCTTTAGAACCCTCTGAATCATCAGGCGCAAGACCTGCCGTAATGAAGTCTTGTTTGAGATTTGCTACAGCCTCTTCTATATCCTCATCATCGGATATGGATTTGGCGAAGCGATCACGGAACTTAGCCGGAATCTTGTGCTTTGCCATAGCAGCGTTAATATCCGCCATTCGCTTTGCCTTGTTTTCGTCAGCCTCATACTTAGCCAACTTCTCTTCCAGAGCCTTAATCCGCTTCTCATTCGGATCATCCTTTTTGTTGGGATCATCGCCAGAGCCTTTGCCGCCCTTATCGTCTGGATCGTCATCTTCTCCGTCCTTTTTCCCTTTTTTTGAATCATCCTTTTTCTTGTTTGCCCATCTGGTAGCTTCTCCCTGACTTTCAGTAGCCACGTCAGCTATCAGGTTTGCAGTCGTTTCAATCGCTGCATCATCGGTCGAATCATCCTCAATGCTGCCACCCAATTTTTCGGTTATCGCTTTAAGGTACTTCTCCGATAGACCAGTGTCCTTACACAAGTCCTTGACCTTTTCAAAGAGTTTCTTATTCATACTTGAATTGCATTTATAGTCCGTTAATATGTGACTTCTACAGCGCAAATATAGAAAATAATTCCGTAGAAATGTGTTTATTAAACACAGAAAATTCACCGAGTTAATGTATTTATTTTCTGTATGTTAGAAAATTGATTAGAGTTTTACAGAAAAATTCTCCGCAAATTATTTGGTATATTACAAATAACACACTATATTTGCACTGTGTTTAAGGAACACACATAACAAGAATAGCAACATTAAAAGATTTCGGATATGAATAAGAAAGAGTTTGAAGAAAGAACAGGATTAAAGGTACAAGATGATAGCTACTCTAAGATAGAGGAAAGCTATATGAGAACAGACCTTGACAAAGATCAGTTCTGTAAGTTGTGGGTAGAAAACCCGGATGCACTAAGAGAGATCGAAACGAAAACGGTGCTGGTTCGTGAGCTTTACGAAGAGCGCAAGAGCCTTGCAAACTTCTTGATTGATCAGGCTGAAAAATGGAGCGCATCAGACTTGCGAGAAAAAGCAATCGCCATGATAGGTGAAAGGGAATATCTAAGGCGCAAGATTGCCAGAGGATATAACCTTTGGGATGCCGATAAGGAGTTATTGGATAACATTCTAAGGAAATAAGATTATGAGCGCAAAGACGCACCTAATAATGAATAACTTAAAAACAAAAAGACATGGAAGCAACGATTAAACAAGTACAGGAAATAGTATCAGTTCTTACAGAGGAACAACAGCAGCTATTGAAAGACACTATCAACTATGGTGCATGGGGTGATGCAGATATGGAATTTCTGGATGAGAACGGGAATATAGAAACAGTCGGAATGTATGGCTATTGTACCAATGATGCAAAAGAAGCCGGGCATTTTTCGGGTAGAAAGGTTGCCGCAATGTTCCGATCAATCTACAAAAAGCTATGCCCGGCAAACCGAAACCAGACAGGCAGATATATTTCCCACTGTAACGACTGGTGGGGTGATGGTTCAGGCGATATGCTGTTTATCAGACATAGTTACTATAGAGCCTTTGAAGAGTGGGCAAGACAATAACAAAACGGGTGGGGAAACCCACCCTTAACCAACAAAATGCAACATCGAATATGAATAATCCAATTTACATCAGAGTGCTACAGCACGATAAGAACGACCAGATACGCATAGGTGAAGCCTTTCCAGCTACAGACTTGGAACAGGTGGAAAAGAACATAATAGCCCAATATGAAGCAAAAACAGCTTGGTGTGGCGGCTTCAAAGTGGCGTGTGAACGGTACTACAAGCGCATTGCAATAGTCAATGCCGTTAATCTTGGAATAATGCGATTGATTTATAACGAATAACTACGGATATGGGAATACTGAAAGATGCAATACTGGATGCACTCAAAGAGCAGGGTGTAAAAGCGGAGTGGGTAGGAGAAAAGCCCAGAGTGTTGAAAACGGCTGCACAAAGCAAGTACGATGATTTGCGAAAAGTAGAGCGGAACTATACCAGAGGTGTACATGAAGCAAGAAAGGAGGCAAATAAATGAAAGCAATAATTGTTTATTCAGGGAAAGGCGGAGTAGGGAAAACTACTACTACGGCTAACATTGCACGATTATTAGCAAAACAAGGTCATAAGGTATTAATCATTGATGCCGATATAAATACACCATCCATGAACTCTGAATTTGATGGAGAACACCCACAAGATAACATTTGGGTTCACTCTTCAGGAAATATGTTCAGTAAGTTTATATACTTAGAAAAGTCAATGGTAAGGCAGTATCTTGAAATGGCTAAAAGGATGATTAGGAAGATCAACCCGGATTTTGTTCTTATAGATACTCCGCCAAGCGTTACAAATGTACACATAGAACTACTTAACCGAGTAAAGGTTAGTTATGTTCTATTTGTCACGCAACCTACCAAACTAAGCAATCAGGACGTTTTGCGTACAATGGATTTCTTTCACGAAAGATGCGGAAGAGTGAATTGCGGAATTGTGGAGAATATGTGCTATGACAATGAGGAAAGGAAATATCCGATAAAACTTGTAGCACAGATCCCTATGCAAGACAAGATGAACACGGATAACTTGTTATCAAATGCTCAATCTGAGTTTCAAAAGATTGTGGATGAAGTGGCAATAAGTGAAAGTGTAGTCCTTAATGAATACAACAAACAAAACGGATATGATGAGAGTTTTGATATTGTAAATATGCGTCTTACAATAGGACGAAAAAAATACATTCAACATGAATTGATGTACGATAACGGCATGGAAAAGGCTATCAATCTTCCTGCGCCTAAATTTCTATCTGTTAGAACATGGGACAAAGTGAGGCAATACATCTGCAACCATGATGAATTAGGATGGCACTATGACGCAAGGATTGTAAAATGTGACACCGAGATCGTCGGTAGAATGGTAAACCACTTTAAGAATGATGAGAACGCATATTTTATGGTTATAAATGCTCCAAATACGGAAATTCACCTAATTCCTGGTGAAATAGGTATATGTTCATTGCTGACTGGTCAAAGGGGGCATTACGAGTTGCCAAGAGTAAGTTATCAAACAAGCAAGGGCAATGTTGTTCTATTCCCAGACGAAGTTTTGCCCGTTGATATGGAACTTCTCCAACAACAAATAAACGATGGATATACCATGTTAAGTGATGGAAGATATTTTCCACCAAAAGAAACTGTAGAGGATTGTTACAATGCTTTTGGGGCAAGAATTGGACTACTTGATAATTGGGAGGACATTTATAATGAATGGAGCAATTAGTACTATATCAAAATTTAATAGAGTATCTGATAGAGTACGAGAGAAGTAACTAATAGAGTAACGGAGATATTCATAAAACTATAAAACTAATATATATAACTAAGATAATATAGGCATGAAAACACTGTTTATTGATGTGATGCTCAAAGGCAGATTTGTTGCCACATTGCGATACAGGTATTGCCCGGCTTTTCCTCTGGATATAGAAGAACTTTCCGAATTTGTGGTTAGCAAACTGCCTACTTTGAGAAACAAACCGTTTAACATAGTATTCTGACATGAGAAAGATAAAAGCAATGATCCAGATACTTTTTGCCGACAAATGGGCTGTATTCACCTATGAGGATGCGCCCGAAAATTCAGAATGGCAAACAGCCCCTACATTTAGGTGGAACATATCACACAAGAGCAGAGAGTTCTTCCGGCTAATAAAAGATCGGTTGCATAGTGTAGAAACTTATAACACATTAGAAGAGTGAAACAGGAACAGATAGAAAAGGCTGCAAGAGAGTTTACCGATAACTTGATTGCTGAAAACCATTTTGATGTAAACTACGAAGAAGATAACTACGATGCTGGCAGTATTCATGCTACAGATGAAGTAGGTGTTTATGCTTTCACAAGGGGTGCTGAATGGCGCATTAACTCTGTGTGGCACGATGCAAGCGAAAAGCCGGATAAGAATCAGCTTGTATTATTTGAATGCAGAAAAACATACGGGAATGGGTATTCTGTGAACTTCGGAGAAAATTACGTATTGATGAAGAATGTTGTTTTGGGATGGGCGTATGTGAAAGACTTGATACCAGAACTTGAAACAAAGTAGGATATATGAAGTGCCACTACATATACGATGAGAAGTTAGGGAAAGTTTTAATCCCTTATTGCTGGTCTGTAGTTCATAGCGGAGATATTAGGGATTGCACCTGTGATACAGATATGGAAAACCTGACATTTGCCGGATTTGAACGGAAGCGATACAATGAGGAACTGGAGAAACGGAACAATATCATTAAGGAACTCCGAAATGAAAACAAGTACCTACATAAAGAGTTGAAGAGGCACGTAACTTTACTAAGTAAATTAAACTCAAAAAACAAATAAACTTATGGATATTAAGAACATTACCAAAGAAGAAGCCGTAAACGGCATTAAATCACTGTTTGAACTGTTGCCTTTCGACAAAAAGGAAAACGGCAAATCATTCTATGGCGTTGGGAATTTCGGAAATGCAACTTTCTATTTCGACAAAAGACAGTACATGAGGGATGAAGTAATAGGCAAGCTGGTTGAATACTTCCGTGATAAAAACATTGTAGGTGGTCAGTGCAGAATATCTCCGATAACCTTGCTTTATACGGTTGTATCTATTGAAGATCGTGCTTAGTGTTTGTTATATGTAATATAATTCGTATATTTGCGTTCAATAAACACAGTAGTATGAAGCAGGAATTTAAGGTTATCCATGTAGAACTAAGAGAGCCATACAACGGAAAGAAACACTACTACTTTGGCTCAAAGGCAGCAATCTATGACACACTGCCGGAAAAGCTGGTAGGAATAGCCAAAGAAAGCCTTTGGAATGTGGATCTTTCCGATGGGGAATACTCAAACAAGTATTGTATTATTCGGATGGGGAAGCTCAAACGTAAACAACAATCAAGGAAAGGAGCGTGACATGGAAGATGAGAAATCAATCAGAAAGATATGCGAGGATTCCGCAAATGAGTTATCCAGAGCATTTGAAGAGGTTGCGAAAAGCATTGCTGAAACTGGAAAGGAGTTTAATTCACTCATGGATTCTATTATGAAACAATCCGTTGCGGAAGCATATATTGAAGAAATGAAGTGGATGGATAAGCTGGTTTGTTCGTACTGGCTCACAAGATGGTATTACCGAATGAAATACAGGAAAGCGAAGTACGCCAGAATACAGGCAGAAAGGTATTATAATCAAAATTTCAAGTGATATGTTAGGAGCGATTATTGGAGATATTGTAGGATCACGGTTTGAGTTCCGCAATACAGACAAATACGATTTTGAAATGTTCACCGAGGAAAGCACTTTCACGGATGATACCATTTGCACCATTGCGATAGCGGATGCCATAACAAAAGGAACTGACTACAAAAGCAGCTTGCTTGACTGGTGCAGAAAATACCCTAATCCCAAAGGAGCATACGGTGGTAGCTTTGCCCGTTGGATAGCTTCAAGCGATCCGCAACCGTACAACAGTTTCGGGAATGGATCGGCAATGCGAGTTAGCCCGGTAGCATGGGCATTTGATAGGCTGGAAGATGTGCTGACAGAAGCGGAAAAGACTGCAAGTGTGACACACAACCATCCAGAGGGAATAAAAGGTGCTGTAGCCGTTGCACACGCTATTTTTCACCTGCGCACAACACATAATCTGCCCGGACTTGAAAGGGAAATGAATCGGTACTACCCATGCTTTATGCTTGGCAATTACTTCTCTGGCGTGTTTGATGAAACGTGTCCGGGTACAGTTCCCGTTTGTCTGAAAATAGTCCGTGTAAGCAACTCCTTTGAAGATGCCATAAGACGGGCGATCTCTTGGGGTGGGGATAGTGACACCATAGGCGCAATAGTAGGATCTATGGCAGAAGCGCAATGGGATATACCAGAGGATATGCGCAAAGAGGCTTTCAACAGGTTGCCCGTTGATATGCTCAATGCGTTTGGGGATTTCTTTCAGAAACTAAACAACAGATCTCAATATGGCAAATGAAGATTGGAACAAAGCCGGATTCTTTTCCGGCATAACAGAAGATTACTCAAATTACCATTGGTATAAGGGCGAAAAGGAGAATCCGTACACCAAAGACACATTCCATCCCTTAGCCGCTTCTTTTTGGGAATATGAGCGTAATTTCCACTTCGGGTATCTTGATAAGGCTGACACACAAAAAAGCCTCACAGAAGCCTACAATGAGTGGAAAAAGGAACTTATCAATGACTATTTACCCGGTAAATCCCCAAATCCATACGGAGATACTACAAATTGGGAAAAGTCCTTTGAAACTGGCAAAAGAGAGGCTTAACAGCCCCTCTTTTTTATATTTCTTCCAACTCCACAACCCAACCTCTTCCAAAGCCAAATTTACGCTCCGTTTCTTGGTACACCTTTAGCACCTTGAAGCGTGATCCGGCACGAAACACAACCTCATCTTCATTGGGGTAGTGTGATATGGCTTTCACATCCACACCTTTCTTGCTCTTGATCACCAGCATAAGATTATCGCCAAAGATTGCCGTGTTCTCTATGCTTGTGGTGCTTGACATAAAAGCCTTGTTTACATAGGGAGTTCCAGACGATAAGCATTGTTGCATTTCCTTGATATACTTCTCCAGCTTCATAGAATCAAAGCTAATACCAGAGAAAACAGTGCCGTTATACCGTGGCATTTTCTCCAGTGCTGCGTTATGAGCCGGATAGTATTTCTGGCACAATCCTCCGTAATCCTCAACTTTCCCGAAATACGGATCAACTATGCCATAACCGTAATTATTGCACCATTTAGAGCCGTATGTGTAGCGGTTGATCAATGCAAGTTCATCCACTGGAATACCCGTTTTCTTGCTGTATTCCCTCATCTTATCCGCTTCATTGCTATAGTTCTGCCATTTTCCACCGATAGCATTGTTTCCTGAATGGTTTACGGGCGCATTGATATACTCATCCAGAGCCTTTTTTGCAAGATCTTCCGTTTCTCCATTCAGTTTGACCAGTTTCCCTTGCTTATCAACATACTTCAAAGCAAGTTCTTTTTTGTATTCGGCAAGTCGTTTGTAGGCATACCCAACATTACTATCCCACTGGCTACCATATTGCGCCAAAGCCTTATCATAAGCATCTTGAAGCCGGGCGATCTCCAGTTTCTCTTCCGCTGTAGCGTACAGATCAATAGTAGATCCATCACCTTGCTTTGCCAGCTTGGAAAGTCTGGCTTTCTCTATCTCATGGATCTTTGCTTTGACTTTTTCGGAAAGCGTTCTAATCTCCGTTGCAGTCTTGCCGCCGTTGATAGCCTCGTTCAGTTCCGTTTGCAAGGCTTTCAGTGGCTTGCTTTTGCTCTTGTACTCCAGCAAAGGTTTGGCAGCATCTACGGCTAACTGGATTTCATATTGAGCCTTGACCGCTTCTAACTCCTTTTCAAGCATCTTCACCATTTCGGGCGAAGTGGGAAACTTGTTTTTGTCAGCTACCCACTTCTTTTCAAACTCCAGTTTCTTTATCTGGTACTGGAGATCCCCAACGGATATTTTTGCCTTGAAAGCATCGAAAGCATCATACAAGGCTTGCACGGCACTTTCACCGTACTTGCTTACTAATTCCTTGTGGTGCTTCTGTTCTGGTGTCAGAGGGTGCAATATCTCATCCACACCGCCCTTATTATCCCTTATGAAGTAGGGCAAAGTTCCCTTTGCGCTCGCTTCATTGATACGATCCTCATTTGACTTTATCCAACCTTTGAAATGTGTAGGAAAGTCCTCTATGGCATTCTCGCTGTTTTCAAGTGTAGCGTTCTCATCCTCCAGAAGCCGATCCAACATCTTTTCTATTTCCTCATCCTTTGCCAGCACTGGCACTTGGTAGCACCTACAGTTAGGATGCCAGCCAGTCCACTTGAATGTTTTCGGATAGATCCCTTTCAGATCATCGCAAATGTCATGTATGGGGTGATTGTTGCTCAACTTGATTTCAATTCCTACAACAAAATCCAGTTGCGCCCAACGGGTGTAGTCGGCAGTCCTGTAGGCAATGTTTGTTTCAGTCCGGGCAAGTCTTTGTGCGTTACGATATGAGGAACGGTAAACACCCTTTCCGGGGTGGTATTTCTTCGGGTTATCATCTATCCACTTGTAGGATTCAGTTGCCGTGTCGTACACTCTGCGTTTCCACTTCCTGCCATATATGGGGTTTCCGTTCTCATCTTCTCCAATCTTCATACGGAAACGCCTATACCATCTATCCGGGTCGTTCAGATACTCTTTGATTTTGGTAGCAAGTCTGTTGGCTGGTATGCCCTCACCAATGGCAAGATCCAAAGTCTTTTCAAGCTCTTCTTTGTACATTCCTGTGTACTTCCATACCTTTTGCGATAGGTTTAAGCCGTCCTTTGTCTTTCGGGCAAAGAAAGCATCCATAGCCTCCATGTTGCGGAGAAAGAACCGGGCAAAGTGGTTATCCTCTATAGATTGTTCACCAAACACACTTTTAACCAAAGCATCGTTATTTTCGTTGGATAAAAGCCACTCCTTTTGTACGCTGTTTCGGATCGTCTGGTAAGTCTGGCTGTACATATTGCGAAGTATGGGCGTAACATCTTCACTGTAGCCATACTCCGAAAAGGAAAACGGCTTACCATCTTCAAGCTCCGTGCCTTTCACAAGCTCAATGATTTTACCCAGTGAATCAAGATAGATCTTACGCACTTCGGCAGCATACCCCTCTGTGCGCTTGAACAACTCCTGCTGTAGCTTCTTTTCGTTTATGTACTTCGCCATACTGCTTTACCCTTTCTTTTGGAAATGTTCGCACCAGTCACTATCCAGAAACTTTGAATACTTGTGGAATGGGCATTTGCACAAAAACGGCTCACCTTTCCAGTTCAATTCATGGTAGCTGTGTGAGTGCTTGCAATCCCTACAATGGTACTTCAATTCGGATCGTTTCAGTTTCTTTGTCATCACTCATCATCATTTAGAAAACTATCCAACAATTCCTTTTTTGTCCCGAAACAGGCACATTCGTTGTGGTGGTAAACGGGATCTTTATCACCAGCACAACGGTATTCTTTGCGCTGTATCTCTACATACCAAACTTTGGTATATAATTCACCTGAAAGAATACCACAAGTACCGGGAATAGTCCCCCCTTTTACTTCTACCTCTATTCCGTCAATACGGATCTTCTCCGGCTTGTTATCACGCATGATCCAAACCTCATCGCCAACATTATATTTTGTCCGTATTTCCATTATTCGCCCTCCCCAAATACATCAGTTCTGTTTAGTGCCATTTGTCGCTCCAGTGCTTCGGCTTGCTCCTTGCTTATTTGCTCGTATTCCTTTTGTGCATTCTTAACAAGGTAGGAAAGTTCCAGAGTGGACTGCAAAGAGAGTGCGCCAGCCCCATACTGTTTCAGAACATCGGCAAGCATTTCGCTCACATCATCACCGAAAGGCTCTTGAAACTCGTGCGTCAGCTTCAATGCCTCATACTTGGATTTGTTCTTATAGTCAAGCACATTTCCCATGATCGAAAGCATGATACTTCCGTGCCTGTTCATGTAATCATCGTGGGTTTCCTTGCGTTTCTCTGCCTTGATAACAGCCAGAAGCATAACCTTTCGGATAGCCTTTGCGGAAAGGTTTCCCAGATTCTTCATGTTGTCAAAGTCAATGTTTGGCGTGAACGACTTGGAAAGAATGTGCTTATCCAGACGCTCATACTCGTTAGCCTTGCTCTGTGAGGCTTGATCCCATGTAAGATACTCTATTTTCCCACCGTCTTTGAGGATAAACAACTTAGCCTCATCCTCTGACTTTGGCAAAGAATTGAGGATTTCAGCCGTTGCCACCATAGCCGGGTTTGCAAAACGATCGTTCACATCTGCATCCGTGCTTTCCAATGATTCCGACCGCTCGATCATTGCTTGTACTCCTGCGTGTTCCACCTCTTGCTCAAACAGAAGCACTGGTATTTTACCAACAGGGTTTTGAAGCACCGCAACCTCCCATCCGATATTTCCACGCTTTGCCCGGTATATGGTATCGGCTGTGTAAATATCCACATGGTAAACAGTCCTATTCCCTGCCTCTGTAAGATAATACCCCCATGCAAATGCTGTGAGCCGCTTATATTGATCCTTGACGGTGTAAATATCATCGCCATTTTTCTTGCATAACACATTCAGCAAAAGCCGTGGGTTATCTTCTTTATCCCTATACACATGGTATAGTATAGCCGCTGTTCCCTCCGATCCAGCCGCTCTTTTGGCTTCTCGTACACGGGCATTGAAGTGTACTTCATCATTCAAATTTTTGTAATTCTCAAATGCTTCATCCGTACCCTCTGAAAGTTGCCCCCATTTTACAGGTCTTCCATACAGGAACACCAATGCGATCTCATTGATAAACGGCTGGTAAGGGATAGGTATTTTCCACCTCTTGCTCCAGCGCAAAAAGTTCCCGTTCTTATCATACACCGCACGATCCTTTCTTTCCATAATCTTATGGCTGCTTACCTCATAATCACGTAGATTCTTGGTTGCGGCAATGGAATGATCGTACATCATTGTTAAGGCTCTTGATACATCCTTTGCATCCAGAAGTTCCGCAAAGCTCTGTTGGTAGCCAACAGCCGCTTTCACTTGGTTTGTAAGTACATTGAATAATCCCATACTATTTTGAATTTACCCGGTTAAACCTAATCTTCGTTCTATATCGTCTGGTATCTCATACTCGTTGTAATCAAACCACGATCGCATGAGCATCATATCCCGCCAGTCCGGGGAACATCCCAAATCCTCTTTGATAGCCTCCTTTGGTTTCAGCTTCAAACTTCCGTCATCGTCAGGCTTCCATGTTTGCAGTTGTTCAAGTTCCCTCGCTATCTGCTCTTTGTCCGCTTGACTTACCAGATCCTCATTTATTCCCACATCAGAAGCGTTGATATGTTCCGCCAGTTTATAGCCGCATTGTGCTTGCAAGTTCTGGTAGTTCTCATCTTTCAAAGCACGGCTGTTGTTCACAAATCCCTGTATGTTGCAACTATCCACAACACCACCGCCCACACCGTCCTCATCCACAATACACCGATAGTTTGGTATTCGGTATTTCTTCTGGCATCGGATAATGTACGCCTGTATGTCTGTAGTCTTGCTTACCGGGAAACTCTTTAGGTCTATGATATTCCACCCATCCCATACGGCTATCCTCGCATAGTCAGCACCGAAACGGGCAATATCGCCAGTGAGGTAGTGAGTGCCTGTTTTCTTGGCTATCCTATTCCCAAATATCGCCATGATAGCATCATAGGAACAAAGGGAATTGGGGTTATCGTCATACTCCCAGTTACCCTTAAACAGACGCTCGAACTTCACTTTGTCAGAGGTCGTTTTCAATCCCTCTATGTAGTCAGGATCTATAAACGGATTCTCTTGCACAAGGCACGAAATGTAATACTTGTATTCTGGAAGTTTCCCTGTAGTGAAAGGCTTGTAGAACAAATCATACATCCAATTCTTCTTGGGGTTGCAAGTGATAAACAGTTTTCGCCTTAGTCCGTATTCCTCATTCTTGAAACGCCCAACACGGGTTTTAAGAGTATCATAAGCACCGAAGTTTACTTCTCCGCCCTCTTCAATCCAACCGCCCGTGAACTCAATAGATCCGTAACGCTCATACAAAGGATCACCCGGCTTGTATTGCAGATCCAGAAAGTCAATTCGTGATCCATTGTAAAACTCAATGTAGTTAAGGTTGGCATTGTATTTATACAGCGATTCATGCACACCGAAACGGGCGCACACTTGGTAGAATGTTATCAGTGTGGATTGGGTTATGCGCTTCAACTCCGCTCGCCCTATAAACCATTTTGTGCCGGGATAGCAAAGACACATGAAGATAAGCCATGCCGCACCAGTCCACGACTTAGCACCACCAGCCGCACCACCGTATAATATCTCAACGTGTTCAGTATCGGTAAGAATACGCAAAGCATCCGCCTGTTTGTCGTGCCTCTTCCCATCACGGCAAACAATGAAGTCGAAACAGCCACGCTTGAATAGCTCAACCTTGACTGCAAGACCAATCGGCACTATTATCGCTTTACTACTTCTTGCCATCTTTCTTCATTGCGATCTTTTCAGTCAGAGCATTGTATTGCAATAGCTCTTCCGTACTCAATGCGGATAGATCCACACTGTTTGTTGTCGTAACCTGTGCGTTCACATCACCCTCAATAGGCTGTGTTGCTTTGCCAAAGATCCTGTCAAAGATCATTTCAATAGTAAATGTCCTACCATAGCGAATGTCTGAATTGATAGCCGAAACAATGTTAAGCACCCAAATAGGGGTGTCTTTGTTCGGCTGTCCGTTCTTATCCTTGATAAGCCTTTCAAGTTCATTAGGGCTACGCTCCATTAGAAAGCGGATCACATTGAAGTAATCCTCTTTCTCCAGTTCATGCCCTACGCTTTGCCCAATCAACTTCTTTAGCTGCTTATATAGCTTGGGCTTCCTGCCTCTGTTGTGAGGCTGGTTGTCTTTGGTGAAGCGTGTAGCCTTTCCATATTCTCCTATGTCCTTATTCCCTACCATTAACCGATTATTAACCGTTTGAGCCGCTCAACAATTCAGCCCTCTTCTTCTCTGCCTCTTCGTATGTCTTTGCCACAATCAAACAATCCTCTTCCCTGTACTCTTTGCCCTCTTCATCCAGATATATAGCCTCAATGGTGGTATCTACATTCCCATATTCAGGTTCATATCCGTTAAAACTGGTAGTTACCTTGTAGCCTTTGGTAAGTACCGGAAAAGCCGCCTTTTCTGCATCTGTCACGATATAATTTTCAACTCCTACTTTCAGGCTGTCACTAACAAGGAATAGAGGCAACTGCCTAACTACCTCCTTGATCTTGTCATACAATGAGATCTCCACACTTTCGGATTCTGCACCTTGCGTGGAAACCTCAACATCGGAAAAACTATTCTGTTTACTGAAACTCATCTTAATCATAGTTATCTGTGTTTATTAAACACACTATAAAACCAAAAGAAAATCGGATATAATTTACCCGATTCCCTTTTCATTCGGTTATGTTAGGCTTTTTCTTGCGCTTGGTACTTCTTCCAATACCAATCTATCAAGTCATTGCCTTGCGCTTCCAGTTCCTCGTAAGCATCCTCTTCATCCAGAAGATCGTTTGCTTTGTCAATTACTCCCATGAGCACCCGTTGCTGCTCTTCGGTGGCACTATGCACCTCAATTTCTCCGTTGAGTTGCTGTTGGATCACCTCAATTTCCTTTTCTGTTAGTACAATCTTTTTCATTTTCAATATCTTTAGTCGTTACAAAATTACTCATAATTTGTATTTCTTGGCTATGTTCTTAACCGCTGTTGTGTATTTGTCGGACTTTCCATGTATGGCTTTCGTCACCGTTTCAGCCCAAAACTCACTAACATTTGTTGCGGCATACTTACCATAGCCGGACTTCTTTTTATCCTTACGCCATTGGGTGTATAGCTTGTTGATCTCCTTTCCTGCCGCCTTTTGTTTTGCACCCGTCATGTGTTGATTCCATGTTGCGTGTGCCAGTTCATGTGTCACTGTGTGCGCAATAGGCTTGTTTGTCTTGGTACTCCAGCCGCTTGCATATCCTTTTCTATGCGAAGCCTCAATAGCACTTTTTGACTGGTTGAAATGAGCCTTGTTAAGATACACCCCATCAGACTTCCCATTTACTGTTACGTGAACTCCGTATGTCCCTGCTGGCAAGTCTGCCAGTTTCACACTTCTTTGCCTCACGCCCATCACAGCATGGTATCTGGAAATAGCTTCTTTTGTCGCCTTGTACGCTGCTGGATCTTTCATGTTCACCAACGGCTCTGGCTTTGATATTTTACCCTTGAAAGTGGCATCGCCCGGCTGTAAGCCTCCACGTGTTCCGCTTGAATTTCTACCCATATTCGTTACTTCTTTTTTGCGTTTATAAAATCGGTTACATACAGTAGCCCATGTTTCCGGCAAAACGCTTTCACTTCCTCACCACCTCCATAAACAAGTAGGTTAGGCTTTTCAAGCCCGGAAATCTCCTGCGCTACTTGGAGATCCGATTTAAGGCTTTCCATCCACCCGTCCAGCCCTCGTGTGGCAAAAGCATTATATCCTTTCGGAATCCCCATTTTGTTGTACTCTATGAATTTGTGAGATACATTCAAATCAGCATACACCCTTATACCGCATTCTTGGAAGTAACGGGATAACCAACGCTTTTTGTAGATAAGCTGTAATCCCCATGCTATAGGTGTCTGGTCATGGCAGCTACAATTCGGCTCTACCACCGCTTTGCAGCCACTTGTGAGCAAGTTTATCGGATCTTTGAAAAGAGCCTCAAACCTGTAATCATCCACATAGAAATGATAGGTTACTACATCTTTCCTCAATCTACTGTTAGCACCCCACGGAGATAACGGTAACTCCAGTTTCCCGGCTTGCATTTCCAGAAGCAAGTTAGGGATCTCAAAAATGTTGTCGCTCTCATACAGCACATCTTTGAACATTGAGCGGTAAAAAGCCTCTTTGTCGTTCCCCTCATCGCTATCATCCTCTTGCTCATCATTCCGGGCATCATCTTCCGGCTCATCCTCTTCAACCGATTTCTTCTTTGACTTCTTCGGCTCTGTATCTTCCGGGATAGTAAGCCCCATAAAGTCAAAATCGGTGTCTTTCCAGACATCATCCACTTTCAGAGCATTAAAATCCCATTCCCCGTTATTGATATTATCCCGGATAATGATATTCTTCTCTTCATCTTCCGTCAGATCTGAATAAACGACTGTTGGAACTTCTTTCAGTTTCAATTTCTTTGCCGCTTTCAGCCGTTGGTTTCCTGCTATCACAACCAGTTTGCCAGTCCTGTCAGATAGCGTAATTGGTCGGTGCTTCCAGAACCCATAGATCTTGATACTATCCACCAGCCGATCCATATCGGCTTTCTTGATAGTTCTTGGATTGGTTTCCAGAAGCACCAATTCCGACAAAGGGCGATATGTTATCTCGCTACACTTCATCGTCAGCCTCCTTTTCTTCGTTTTCTTCCGCTTCCCCGGCATCGCTTACTGGAAGATTATCCAGATACTGATCCAGCCCGATAGACTTGCGGAAACGCTCTACAATGCGGCAAGGTATGATATAAATACGCTTCTTCATATAGAGAAAACGGCTATTGTCCGACACATCCACACCAACAGCATAGAACTTCCCACGGTAAGACAAAGGCAAAGGCAGCTTGTCATAAATAAACAAACGGTTTTCCTCAACCTTTGAAATGGTCGCTTTCCTGTTGTATTCGTTGTTCAGGTAAATGTACATCACATCACCTTGCTTCATGTTGTCGGCTGGCATCCACTTGTTTACGAAGTAGCCGCCAAAGAATGCAAACAGAACGATCACAAAGCCAACTATCAGGGCAATCAAAAATAAAACATCCATTATCTGCATAGCTTTCAATTTACTTGGTTAATGATACAAAGATATGAATTTATGTGTTTACTAAACACACTTTTAAGCATAAAAATAGCCTAATAACCGAAAACAAGCATAGCCGCATCCCTGCCATGCTCATTTGTCCGTTTGTCCCAACCTGTATAACGCTTGAATGTTTCCTGTTTCAACTTGGTTACATTCCTTTTCGGAGCAACCATTTCAAACGAAACGCCCAGATCTTTCAGGTAATCTTCCCAGATAGAGGCATCACGCTTCACAGATCCAACCCCTTGCAGCCTCTTCCGCTCTTCTTCTCTTGTCATTCTTTCAGTGCCGAACCAGTTTCTTTGCCTCGGATCTTCCACCCGGACACAAACCAGCTTTTCGCCAGTAGCCTTTTCTTGATCCGCATAGGCTTTCACTCGCTCCATAGCCTTATGGATAGGTAGGCTATCCACTTCCAATAGCCTACCTTTCTTGCTGTCCCATTCGGCATAACCTGTATTTGTTCCGGTATCTATGCCAATGTATATCATGCCTCTTCTTCTTGGTTGTTTGGTATCTCGTACAATATCACGCCTTTCATTTCCTTTGCATCCTTTCTTGGCTCAAACAGTTGCGCCATCAAAAGGTTATCAGGCAAAAACTTGTAGCGTATCTCCTTGATCAGCGGCAGACCTATAGGAACTTCGCTCATAATATGCAAAGTCCAAAGGCGGTTATCTTCCCGTCTTACGGTAACTATCGCAGACTTGTACAAGAAAGTGCCAGTCTTGTATTCTCCGTACTCATCGGAACACTCCACTTCCTTTTTTGCCGTTTCTTCCAGCATCTTAATGAATCCGGCATTAAGCCTTTTCTTACGTTTTGCCCAGTATTCCGGGTAAATCACTCTTGCATTCTTACTTTCGTCAGTTTTCATATCATTCTTGGTTTTTAATTGATACCCTTATAGACGCTTTAGTTTCTACATCAACTAAGTATTGCGCATACATATCTCCGTGTTCCTCTTGGAATCTGGCTTTATCGAAATTCTTTCGCTTAGACGGTGCAATGTAGGATATTCGTATTCTCTCATTTTCCGCTTTCTTTAGATCATGCGTCTGCATAAGTTCCAACATCTTATCCTGTATCTGCCTCTTCCGATCCTCCAGCCTTGCTATATCCGCATCCAGAGAAATATACTCATCCTGTAGTGCCAGAAGATCATCCGGCATCGGCTCAAATGTCTTTTCTTTCTTCTTTGCCATAATCAGACTTTGTAAGGTGAAACAATATCATAAATAGCCTTGCATATCTCAATATCATAGAGCGCATCATGCAAGCGGTTAGGATCTACATTAATGCCCAGAAACTTAGCAACCGTACCTTGCTTGAAATTCTCCATTTCCGCACGTTTTGCGGCAAGGTACGGAGTGGCAAGCACCATCACATCAATAGAATTGCTCCAGAACCACGAACCAAAATACTTATCTCCGTTCTGTAAGAACCATGCACGGAGAAACTGGTTATCAAATGAAGCGTTGTTGTACCCGGCAAGAAAGAACTTATCCTGCTTGTTGTACTTATCCACATACTTTGCCAGCATATCCACAAATTGCTTATACACTTCGCCCATAGGTGGGTAAGCCATTATTTGCTCCTTTGTCACTCCTGCCACATCCAGAGCCTCCTGTACTATGTCAGCTTTTGGATTGGGCTGTACATGGAGATCGAAACTTTCACGGATTTCACCGTCAATCACTACCATACCGCTTATCTGGTGAATGCCGTGCCGATTTACCAGAGTGCCAGTAGTTTCCAAATCAAAAAATAATACTTTCATACTTACATCTTTTTATATTGTTTCATTGCTTGGTATAGGCTTTGTTCCTTATCCAGAAGCGTAATCAGCCGATCCACATCTACCATCTTTTCACCGTCCAGATATGCCCAGATACTACGCAAGGCATTGGCTACCGCCTTAGCCTCATTTGATTCTTTCAGGTGGGCTGTTACCTCTCTGTTGGTTGCAGTCTCTCTTCCTTGTTCCTTTGCCGCCTTAACAGCATTTTGAGCCGCTTTCACTTGATCCGATTCCGTTTCATAGCTTGAAGCAATCTCCCTTGCCGCTGTTATGGATAGCTCATTTCTCATAATCCGCTCTTGCAACTCCTTTGGAAGATCCAGAAGAGAAAGGCACTTGCTGATATATGCCGGGGACTTCTTGAATTTGTCCGCTATCTCCACCTGTGTATATCCGAACTCTTCTTTGAACCGCTGGAACATCAAAGCGCATTCATATTCAGTAAAACGCTTTCCCTCATTCCTCATCATCTGCTCTATGTACAGATCCTCACGGCTCATTGTTGGCGGTCGCTTCAACGCTTTCACAAAGGGAATATCCGCACCCTCTGAAATGGCTATCATAGTGGCACGGAATCTGCGTTCACCATCTACCAGCCTGTATTTCTCATCACCGTTTTCATCCTTGAAAGCGATCACGGTTAAGGGATTCAGCACCCCTTTCGCCTTGATTTGCTCTTTCAATTCATCCAGATCAAAATCTCTACGGACATTGAAGCCATCTTCCACTACTATGTTTCGTGGATCAATCAGGAACACATCCGTTTTCTTTGTTGCATTATTTTTCATTCTACTTATTGTTTTGTTGGTAAAACTTACATGGTTTCTTTCTTGCTGTTATTCTCTTAGCCAGCTTGCAGCAATACATCTGACCTACTTTCGGATTACTCCAGAAGTGCTTACATTCGCTACAATGCCTATCGTCACTCATCGCTATCAAAGTATTCTTTGTTATCTTCCAGAAACTCTTCCAGCGCATCATCGCAAAACATACCATCACACGTTATTTCCGGGGTATGGTCTATTTCACCTCTACGCCACGGGCAATATGCGCATAGCTCTTCGCCCAGACTTTCTTTCAACTCTTCATTTCTATTCATATCTGCTACGGAATTTCCCACAGTTACATTTGAAGTGTGGCATTACACCTTTCGGATCTTCATAGCGTGTTCCTCCCTTAACATAGGAATGAGCCGTACAACAATAAGCCTTATAGCCTTTTCTAATCTCCAATAGCTTCATATAGGAGCAATTTTCACAAGTCTTATCCATATCAATAACCGAATATCATTCTAAAAACATAACTTACAGAGCCGGAATAAACCTCATTCCCCTTTGAAGCACGGATATGTTTGCCCAATGTGACAACCTTAAAACCACGCTCCTTAATCCGCTCAATCTTCCGCTCCTTATCCATATCAGCACACCTTGAAAGTATGAAACACAAGCGAACCACCGTACATTTGAAAAGTACCTATGTATTCCAGCCTGTCGCTGTCTTGAATTGTATGCCCTGTACCATGTACTCTGATATGTACTCTTTCTTTTTCAGCATTAGGATCAACCATTGCCCAAATGCAAGGAACACCATTTTGAGTTTGAACCGTCAGAATTTTTGCGCCAACTGGCATTTCGATATTCTGATCATCCGTTACTTCAATCCTGTATTTATAAATCTTCTTCATATTGTTAGTATCTAAAATCCGTAAAATGAATAACTACACCCTCAAACACATTATCCTTAGTGAAGAACCATGAAATGAAGTCCTCAACGCTCAAACCGTCATTCTTGGCTACCACTTCAATAGGCACTCTCTTATCATCAATCCAGATTTGAGGCACGGCATCGCTGCTGTCATAAGTCATTGTTATGCGTTGCAGTCCTATTTCCTCATACCTTGCAAACTCCCTTTGTTCGGAGTTATACGGTCTGCCAGTCCATTCCCTAACAGATAGGTACTTTCTGCCAGAGGAAATGCCCTTGTAACGCTCATCCCATACACCTTTTGCATTGTGCCGTATAGTGTGGATCTTCGTGCCATTTTTCAACTTGCTTTCAAATCCTGTAGGCACTCCGGCTTTCGGGTGTGTAGCCGGGAACTTTTTGCAGAGGGTAACTATAACTTTCTTCTTTTCCATTGCTAAATATGTTTATTGAACACACTTATTGAAACAAATTAGGCATATTGGGTGCTAAGTTGGATAGCATATTATCCACTTTCCGCTCCAATTCCTTTGACTTAGCAAGGGTAGCTTTATCCCTTGTTTTGAAATACTCCTTTTGGTATTTTCTCATTTCCTGTACTGTCTTTACAAATTCGTCCATCATTTCAGTTTTATGTATTTACCCGGTATATTTGACTTCTCCAGAGCTTCGGCATTGCTTTCTCCAAATGCTATAAGAACGCTTCCACATCCCGGACTATCGCCCTGTGTCCCGTCTGGTCTGTAGAACTTGATCCTGCCTCTAACAAACAGTATGGCACTTGCGTTGGGGAAGATCAGATCTTGGAACATCTTGCTGTCGCACCTGTTGAAAAGCAATGCTATGCCATTGTTGTTTGCTACCATCTTTTCCACAAACCGCTCTATTAGAGGGCGTGAATAAGGGGGATTTAGCCATACTCTTACCCCCCCCCACGAGGTTTTCAAACCGTCCTCTTGTGGCGTTATATGCCTTTTGGCAGTGTCCCACAATCGGTTTTCAGGGGAACACGGATCAAGGTCAAATTCACCGAGTGAATCAATGATCCATTTCGGAGTGTACCACTCATCCGTGGTGTTGGCGCATCTTTCAAAACTTGTATTCATGTTCAATACTTTTTTCCGTGTTTGACCTCTCTACTTTCATTGTACCGCATCTTTTGTTCTATGTGCCATTCAAGATTAAATCCCATAATTTCTGACAATCTCCGTATCTGGTGCAAAGCATAGTTTACTTGCTCTTCCTGCGAATACTTGTAATTCACCAAATCTTTAACTATGGCAAAGATGTTTTCCGTGAAAGTCTTTCGTGGAGTAACAACGTGCTTTAGGCATAATCTATTCAAGTTCAGATTGTGCGCTCCGGCAAGATCCAGCAAACGAATTGCGGCATCTGCCAACTCATCCTCTACTGTATCTTTCAAATGCGATTCAAACAGTCCTTTGAAATCTTCTCCAGACGCTAAATCATCTTCAAAAAGTTTCTTCATATCCTTGCCTGCGTAATCGCCCTTTCTATCTGCTTCTACAGCTTCCATAAGTTCACTGATAACCAGACAAAGGAAATGTTGATCGCTTGGGTTATTCTCCCAAAATCCGTGTCTTACGGAATTGGCATGGGCTTTATCCCTTAATATATTCCACTCAATCATAGCCTTATCTTCTGTAGCTGTTCTGTTTGTAATGCAGTCTTTCAAACATTTCTTCCATCCTATCAGCAATACGAACACCGTAACGCTCGCCAAACTCTTCATCATTCAGATTGGAAGTTGCGATAGTGAACAACTGCCTATCATATCTCGCATAGATCAGTTCCGTTACTGGTGAAAATTCGTTACCCCAACTCTTCACGCTTTCCGGCTCTGTACCCACATCGTCAATAAACAGCAACTCTTGGTTTTTCAGCCTTGCGAAATAAGCCGGATCGTCCACTACGGATTTAGCCAGATTCAGAGCCGAAACACGGTACACACCTCTTCTTTCAGCGGATATTGAACTTCCACCATAAAGAATACCTATCAAGTTGCATATTGCCTTTGCCAATGTTGTTTTACCAGAACCAACACTTCCATAGAGCAACAGCCCTACTTTGTAATCACCACAAAGCCATTTTGCAGCCTTTTTGATTTTCTCCAGCGTGCTATCATCGGCAATGTACTTTACTCTTCTACGTTCCACTTCCGACTGGTAGCACATACGCAGCATTTCTTCTATCGTTTCTTGCGGAAACATATCGACCTTAAAGCGTGTCCCTGTAGCTGCCTGTCTTGCCAGTATCGCTTGAAGTCTTTCCGCTAATTGCTTTTCCATTTCTCTGTATTTCTTCGTTATATCTATCTACTACCCAATTTAATATAGTCCTATAGTCAGATCTGTATTTCTTCCCTTTAGAACCTTTGTAGTTATCAAGTATTTCTATCATCCTCTTTGCCCCCTCTTCGGAGTATTGGGCGCATAATTTTGCGTACTCATCCCTTGTAAGGGTGACAAATTCGGCATATTTATACTTCTTGGCTTTCTCCGCTTTTGCCTGCTGTTCTGGGGTTAATGGCGGTGGGCTTTCTTCCGGGAATAAGTCCGGCTGTTGTTCCCCTACAGTTCCCTGCTTGGTTTGCTCTTCCGGCTTTTCTTCTGGCTTCTGCATAGGCGGCTGTTGTACTGGCGTTGCATCAAAAACCTTAGCCTTTGTAACATCACCGCCTTTCTTGCCAGCCTCACGCCTCTTTTCCCTTATAGCCTCATCACGAACCATACGCCTACTGAATACAGCACCATCATCACGAACTCCGCACAAACCGTTTTCTATCAGCATATCAAGCCAGTTTTCACCTACGGAGCTTTCTTTTCCTAATAGCCTTAGTATTTCCTCATGCGTATATATTTCGCCTGTAGGCTTAACCATTACGCCACGATCCGCACTTTCCCACATATAGCAAAGCATATCAATCCACAGCCCCTTAACATCAAGTGGCAGTGCTTTCAATACTGGATCGCTCAACCAGTATTCAGTATCGAAAGGCATTGGATTTTTCTTCTTTCTTGCCATTGTGGAACTTCTTATAAGGGTGGGGAACAAAGCCCCCACCCGAAACACATTTAGATTTCCATGATTGCAATGTCTGGCGCAATGGCTTTGATCTTGGTAAGAACATCGTCAATGCAACTGTCACGGTAGGTTTCCGTCAGTTCATTTGCGCCCGGAGAAACAAGTTGTAACAGCACTTCACCGTCTTTCAGATAGTGGTCAAACTCTATCTCAATGGGTGTCTTTGCAGTCCCCTTGAAGATAGCCACATTGATAGTGAAACTCTTCGGCAAGTTGCTTTCCACCTCTTGACGGTACACATCAGCCATAGAGCCGGACGGATCATGCTGTTTCTGGATTTCAGCCTTTGCCTTAGCCGAAAAGTTTTTGAGTTGAGAAACAAGTTTCATGCACTCTTCTTTGTCGGCAAACAGCACACGGTTAATTCGCAGGAACTGACCCAGCTTTGCCGGAATCCAGCCGGAACTGGCATCATTGATACCGAACTTTTCAAAGGCTTCTGAAAACTCAACCTTTCCAACGAAAGTGTTTTTCGTGTAGTAATCATCCTCATTCACGGTAAGGGTGATCGTCATTTTCTCACGATCCACTTTCACATTCGCCCGTTTCTGGTCGATCGTGCCTATACGCTTCTCCAGCCAGTCAAACGGAGTGGAGATAACGCCACTAACACCTATCTTCTCCGGCTCTTTGGTTTCAAGCGGATTGGGCGATTTCGGTGCAGCTCCCTCACGGTACACAATCTCAATAGGCTTTTCGCCTGTGTAGTTCTCAATGTTCACGGTCAAACCGTTCTCTTTTTCGTTTCTTTCCATCTTGGTAATTTTGAATTTAAACATTAGTTATCTGTACCTGTCTTAGACATCTGTACCGTCATATTTTCCCGTATTCCCTGAAATATGGTGCGTGTCCTTTCTTCCGGGCGCATATCACGCTCTTCAATCTTGTAACCGTTAGGATCATACAGAGCCACTTTTCCCTCATCAGCATCTAAGAACTGGTAACATTCTCCAGATACCCATTCTCCACCAGCTTTCAATTCGCCACGGATCTTACCCATGCGTTCAGCAAGTGGCTTTATACGCCCTTTTAAGTCAGCCCGGACTTCTGCCAGTTTCTCTTCCAGATCTGCAATCTGAATGGAAACATTGGCAAGTTCAGCACGTTTTTCATTCGTTTCTTTCGTGTCGAATTTCCGGGTGTAGCACTTCTCAACAATCTTATCGCAACTATCCCGTAAGATTTGCGCCCGTTCCTCAATCGGGGTGTCCGCTAACATTACATCTTTCATCCTACAAACATTTTAGTGATTAATGAATTATTCTAAGTGTCCTGTAACTTTGAAACCGAAAGCCAGATATTCAGCCCACAACTCAATGAATTGTTTTCCGAAGTATTCCGCTTTCTCTGGCGTTTCTTGGCACAAGCGGAAACCAAGGTCCGCATTCGAGTACGAGGAACGATTATACGCATACAGATAACCGAAGCCCGCATTCGCCCCATTATCCGCACTACCACCGAACAGAGCACCACGCAGAGATTTACGTTTTTCTTCGCTCATTTCTTCCATTTCCTTTTTGGTGTATAAGGCAAACCACGGATACCAGTAAATCTTGTTTCCCTCCGCATCTGGCTCTGGCTCGAAACTCTTACCCCACAAAGCCCGGCTAATAATTTCCAGCTTCATTAAGGCGATTATGTGTTTAGGCATATTCTGCCGAAAATCGTAGTGATCTGGAAATTGTGCGCAAAGAGCCTTGTTTCTGTTTTCCGAAAGGATCGGAGTTAGCCCCAGCACTTCACAAGCATCTTCGTAACTCTTGATCGTTTTGTAATCGTCAAGTGTCGGTTTTGCAGCCTCACAGACTTCTTTGCCGAACATCTTAATCAGCATTTCCTTTACACCATCACAAGCATCTTTATAGGCGGCTTGTACTTTCTCCTTTTCAATTTGAATTTTCATCTTTCAATGTTTTTAGTTTGACAATCAGTTTTTTAGTTAATCTTATCGCATTATCCACTCTGGTACTCCGTCCGGGTGGAATGTTTTCAATCAGCACTGGCAGAAGTCGGATCAGTTCCGAAACTACACCGTTGGGTATTCTTTTCATTGCACTTCCAGTATTTATCAGGATCGGGTATTTCCACATTCAGAAACTCTCTTCCGTACTCCCTTAGCTTTTCGCAATAGGTGGAGAAAGTAAGCGTGTCCATAGTGGCTGTAGAGCCGGGGAAAGTCAGGATTTCGCCCGTGTGTTTGTTTACCACTTTGTCAGAAGTCATTTGAGCCTTAAAGAACTCATGCACTTGCTCCACGCTTACAAACTCATATCCGGCATCCAGAAGAGCATCTAAAAGCATCGGGTAGATACACCCCCACAACCACCCGTTTTGGTCGTTTGATCGTGGTTTTCTCACCCTTTTAACCTCTATCCGATACATCCCATCTAATTGATGTTTGAACCATTCATAAAGAGGTTTGAGGTTAAACAGCCCGTTTCTTTTCTCTACCAGAAGTTTTGCCATACCTAAATCCTATCCAGTTCTATTTCAAGTCCAGTATGTGCCGCATAAACCACCTTTCCAGTCTGCCTTTCTATCTCCGAAACAAAGTTCTTTTCATCGCTATTGTTGTCGGATAAGTGAAGCAGGACAATGTTTGCCACATTGGTAAGGTCATTGGCACATAAGAACCCTTTGCAAGTATTTAGCTCCATGTGTGAAGTCATCAGGCGTTCACGCTGTGAGGGAAGTGTACGCCCGGCATTGATAGCCTCCACCAGCTTTGCATCAGAGTAATTGCACTCTATCATAACTTGGTTTAATCCGGGAAACACATACTCACACATACAACTATCCGTAAGGAACATTATACGCCCTGTTTCCGGGTGGTCTATCAGGTAGCCGACACAAGGCACATCGTGGCAAGCATCGAATGGCAGCACCTTGAATCTTCCAAACCTGTAGCCCTTTCCACGCTCAATACAATAGGCACGGCTTCCAGTAACCCCCTTTGCAGTCCAAACCTCTTCCAGTGCCAGCGTTGGGAATCCACTTTCCACCATTGCCTTAATGTATTTTGCGTGATCGTTATGTTGGTGCGTGATCAAGCAGCCAGACACTTTGCGTATATCGAAGCCCAGAGCCTTTTTCACCTCAATAAATCTTACTCCAGCCTCAATGATAAGTGCCTCATTCTTATTCTCCAGAATGTAGCAGTTACCCTGACTACTTGATCCTAACACTTTCAAAACCATATCACACTCCGTTAATAGTCCGGCTCATTTGCCGCATTTGGATTAGCGTTACTTTCGGTCGCAACCTCTTCATAGGTCGCATCCGTCATATCCAATACCTGTTTGTTGGCATTGTCCTGAATCAGATTATCACGGAAATCTGTGTATTCGCCCTCATAGTCGCTTGTGATAGCATTCTGCATTTCAATAGACAGATACCCGTATTTACTAAGTAAATTGCGTATAACCGTCTTGATAGCCATTCCGTGAAAGTTACCCATCCAGCCTACAGCCGTACTATCTGGAGATACCGGAAGATTTGAAAGGCTCAACAGATGCTCAACAGTAGCCTTTTCGTCGTTCTTCAAAGCCTTAGAATACCTCTTTGCGTGGGTAGCCATTTGTTCGGTTGTCATATACAAGGTTTTTGCAAACCCGTTGATCAACTCGAAGTAGCAGAAGTAACCGATCACCTTATCAGACTTCCTTTCACCGTCAAAGGCTATTTCTCCAGTAAGCCTATTCACCTTGCGCAATTCGCCATCATAGACTACATCAGCATTGATTGTTTTGTATTGCCCGGATCTCAAAGCCAACTGGATAAGTCCTTTGTAGCCTATCTGGAAAGTAGGCTCATAGACCTTAACCCACTTCTGTAGTGTCTTACCGTCACGTCCGATCTTTGGTTTTCCGTTCTCATCCAGATCATCAACTCTCTTGCTATTGTTGAAAGGAATGATAAAGGCATAGCCCAGAGCCTTGTTGATAGGCAAGTGTAATACAGCAGCTTTCAGAGCCTCCATTACTACCTGTTTTGGCTCGCATAACTGTAACTTGGAATCACTGTTGTACAAGTCAATCACAGAAGCCACGAAAGTAGAAGCGTTCTTTTGCAAGGCATTCTTGAATTGTTCCATTACAGAGGGTGCGTTAAGCATCTGTTTCAGAAGATCCACGCCCTTTGTTTTCTTTGCGGCAACCGCTCCACTGTTTGCAGTCGCCACCGCTGTTGTTACCTGTGTCATTGCTTTATTGTTTTTTTAGTTTGCATATTTCCAAATAAATCCATTTGCATAATTGTATCTCCCATTGGCGGCTCCAGCAATATATGAAGCATTAAACCCTGTTTCCATTGCCGCTTCTCTTACAGAACCGTACTCACGGACAAACTCGTTATCTTTTGTGTACTGTCTTACTGCTTTGCTATTCGGGTTGCGTATCCCACATTTGCCATACATAGGGTTGTTTTTCTCTTTGAAATCCGAATTAGAAACTCTCCTTTCTGTAAGTGTTCCATGATTCATGTTTGATTTATGGCTTATCCATTCAAGATTACAGAGCCTGTTGTCTGCCTTGTTCTCGTTAATGTGGTTTACCTCCATTCCTGCCTTATATCCTAAGAATGAAATAGCTACAATCCTATGCACAAGCATTTGTTTTACAATACCATTCTTTGAAAGGCACACGAAATAATATCCGTTTGTCCCTAATTGCGGCTTTATCATTTTTCCTTTCAGAACTTTGTTCGTAGAAGATGAACGCTTAACAATACGGTCAATGCTGTATATTGCCCCACTGTCACTTACCTTATACAAGCCCTCATAGCCTGTGACATCAACTAACTTTTCCATACTACAACACTTTCAGTTCTTTATCATCAGTCACTTTCAGATATATCATCTGGTTGCCCATGCGTGGGTACGCATTGACACTTTCCGCATTGTCACAGAATATAGGCGCATATATCCCCACTTTTCTTTGCATGGCTTGTATTATGTCAAGCCCTGCCAATATCTTTCCTGCGTTGTTTAAATCTGGAAAAGGCACACCGTCTATGGTGCATACGCAAGTCAGTTTCTCACCTCCGTTAAGTTGCTCATTCACGAATGAGAAAGAAACAATCTGGAACATTCCATTAATGCGCTTCATAAGCTCATTATCCTTTGCCTTTTGGAAATCCAGCATAACAAACTCTGTTTTCTCCAGATCGGCAAGTGCCTGATTGTTGGCAATACGCTTTTCTTCCAGCGTTGCAATCTCCTTATCAGCCCGTTCTATGGCTTCACGCTTTGCAAGCCTCTTAACCAGTTCGGAAATGGCACTGTCAAGCACCTTGATACCGTCTTTGAGATCTGTAGTATCTACTGGCTTTGCTTCCATTGTAAGCTGGTTTTCCAATTCCGCAATCTCATTGCGAATGGCAATGCAATCGGAATCAGATTCTATCAGTTGGCGCACATCCACGCTTTCCGGCATACTTGCCTTTTGAGCCTCAATATCTGCCTTGATTTGTTCAATCATTGCCTCCAGTTCAGCAACCTTAGCCAAAGCATCCTCACGTTTTTTCTTTGTTTCTTCCAGAGAGGATTTGATACCTTTTCCTTTCGTGGAATTAGCCTGTAGCCTTGCAGATTTGCTTTGGTTGAAATTAGCCTCCATTTCGTGCTGTTTGGCGGCAATATCATCCGCTTCAAGCTGTCTATGGCAAGTAGGGCATACGAAAGCACCCTCCGGGTATGTCAGTTGCTCTTGGCTTATCTGCCTGTATTGCCCACGCAACGTATCAAGTTCCGTGTTCATTCTCTGGATTTGTGCCTCATAAGAGGATATTTCGTTGCGCTTCCGCACCAAATCCCCCTCATGTAGTTTCAGCTTGTATTCCATATCACGGATCTTCAATGAAACATCATTGCGACCTTTGTCGGCTGTTGCCCTCAACTCATTCTCCTTTTGGGTAAGGGAAATCCGCTTTTCTCCGATAGTCTTTTGGATATTGGCTTTCCGCTTGTACTCTTCCTCTACCAATTTGGATTTATCAGACAAAGAGGCTTCCAGTTCGGCTTTCTTCGTGCGCTTTTCCGTTAGTTCGGCATCCAAAGCCACCCAATCCTCTTCTTCCGGCTTCAACCTGTTTGCAGTCTCAATGTTGGACGGTATCACCAACAACTCATCCTTGATCGCCTTTTTCCGTGAGGCTATCTCTTTGGAGTATTGAGCCAGCGACTTGCCGGATAACTGCGCAAGCAGTTCCACATACTCCGGCTTCAATCCTGCCACATCTTCATCCGTCACATCGCCTGCCATGTCAAGCAGCATACTTTTCTGTATTTCGGGATTAAGAGAGGTGAAATAAAACGGATTGGTGATCATCCGTGAAACATCTTCCGGCAAAATGGAAGCTACCGTACTATCGTATTCCTGTTTGGTAGCCAGTTTCACATCATTCACATAAAACTCTGTCTGGTGGTTTTTCAGCGTTTCTTCTGTAGTTCCACGAGGTTTTACCCACTTCTCCACATACCTACGCTGTAACTTCACCGACTTTCCATCTACCGAAAGCAAACCACTAACATAATGCTCTATCTTCAAGATAGGCTTTCCGTTTTCATCCAACGTCTTAATGTTGAAATTACTATCGGATCTGCCTTTGCTGTCCTTTCCGAAAAGAAGCCACGAAAAGGCATCACATACCGTTGTCTTGCCTGTACCGTTCTCACCGTATATCCACGTTTCCGCATTGGTGAAGTCCAGCGTAAGGTAACGGATTCCCTTAAAATTGTTTAGGGTCAAACATTCCAACTTAATTGTTCTCATTTTACTTGTTTATTAAAGTGTTAAGTTTTTCCGATTTATCAGCAGCCAGTAACTCCGCTCTGGAATAAAGAACTTTGGAGCGTATGGAAGCACCGCCACGAGTAGTAGATACTGTACCTTTTTGCACCCACTTCTTTACCCGGCACTCTTGAAACTCCCTGTATGCCTCACGTTGAGATATGAGATCATCAGCAGGTTTGGTCATTTTGACATAATTAGCCGCTCCCAAACTTGCCATTTCCATACAGATATTTTTCAGTTCCCAAAGTTCTAATTGTATCATGGCTACTTAGTATTTCCAGATATATCCTTTATGGGTTTTCAAATCTCCTTTGGCTACTTTACTAACTCCAGCAGGATTAAACCCATAATTCTTTACGGATGCTACAGATTCATATTCTCTTATTAATACACCATCTTGCGTATATTGCTTAACTGGCTTTGATAGCTTCAAACGCATTTTAGCGTCATGGTTTCCATAACGGTTATTTTGATACAAAGGCAACCATTCCAAATTCTCAACGCTATTATTGTTTTTGTTTTCATCCTTATGATTTACAGTGTCGTACCCATTAGGATTTGGTATAAATGCCATAGCGACAAGCCTATGAACTAAAAAAGATTTTCGCTTGTTCTGTACTTGCAGTTTCAAGCAATGATAACCGCCATTCACTATAAAAGTCTTTAGCATTCTGCCAGTGTGCAAACGCTCCTTTCCAGATTTTTCACGGACATAATAATCTATGCCCTTAACTCTACCACAAGAGGAAACTTGATATTTTCCCTCATAACCGGGTACATCTTTCCATATCTCATCAGATGATTTCATCACTTGCTATTTTTCCGTTTGAAGAATGTAGCCACGCTTTCAGTGCCGTACTCATCATCAGTGTATAGCACATAAGCCATCAGAGCGCACATAACGAATGTGACGAAATGCCACCATGCGCCAAAGAAAATCGCCCCGATTAGGGCTGTGATTCCAAGCAGTCCGAAGATTACCGATCCTGCCAAATTGATTAATGTTTCAAACTTCATAATCAGTGTTGCATTTTTGATTGTTAGTCGAATAGTTCGCTTTCGGGTATTCCGATTTCCTTAGCGATAATAGATACACATAGTGCATTGGGCTTCTGTGCGCCAGCCAGCCAACAACGCACCGTTTTTTCCGATACCATACACAGCTCCGATATTCTGCGAACAAAAGCCGTTTTTGGTGCAACCTCCGTTTTCGGTGGTAGCGCATCATAATACTGCCTGAATTTTGTTTTCTCCATTTCTGTAATTTTGTTATAGTACATAGTGTTCCACAAACACAAATTCATTATATTTGTGCCGTGATATTGTTATTCACACCGCAAATATACGGAGGATTTTTCAGACATCAAAGCATTTTACGGATAAAAAATCACAGAATTTTCCGTATTTCTTTGTTCTGGTTGATACTCAATGCGTTATACAAGTAACTTAATTCTGAAAAGAAATCAGTATGAGCGAGATAAAAGATAGACTTACAAAATTCCTTGAATACAAGGGTTACGGACAATTAAAGTTTGAGAATACAGCAGGATTGGGACGTGGGTTTGTAAACAAGGTGGGTTTTAACATCAATGCAAAGTCATTGGAGAAAATAGCAAAGGCTTACCCCGAATTAAATATAGACTGGTTAAGAAGCGGACACGGCTCAATGTTGAATAACGGAGAAAGTGAGGAAACTCTGTACACTCCGAAAGAAGAGCATCCCAAAGAGCGCAACCAGAAAGATGCAACGGAAGAGACTGCAAAGATGGTTCTACTTCTTCCAGTGTCCGCACAAGGCGGCAGCTTGAATGACTTCGTTGTATCGGTTAAGGAAAGCGATTGTGAAAAGGTAGTATCTCCGATCCGTGGCGTGGACTTCGCTATGACTGTATCAGGTGATAGTATGTCGCCTGAATATCCCAACGGTAGCCGGATCTTCATTAAGAAGATAAATGAAAGGGCATTCATTGAATGGGGAAAAGTATATGTACTTGACACCTGTAACGGTACAGTGATAAAAATACTCGTGCCGTCAGACAAAGATGGATATGTAAAGTGCGTATCTATTAATACTGATCCTATCTTTGCACCTTTCGATGTCGCTTTGGAAGATATTTACGGAGTGTACAAGGTTTTGCTTTGTATGTCTGTTAAATAGTTATTGAT